TTCACCAATTACTACTTCGAGCTTCATAGGCCAATCAACAAGGCCATCGAAATCGAAGTGTGCACGGATCGTGAACTGGTCTGTAAAAAGATCGTGACCTGGGACTGTCCGGATGAATCTCTCCTGAGGCTCATGACGGAAGAGTTGGAGCCAGGCACGTCCGGCGCCGAGCGTTGCGCGGAAATCGGAAAAGCCGAATGAGCGACGACCACATCATTGAAGTCCGCTCTGAAGAGGAGCGCCGGCAGTTCGAGCGTCGAGCCGCCGACCGCGATCTGGCGAGCCGCGTCACAGATCTCGAGCGCGCCGGCTCGAAGTATCGATTGTATGTGGCGGGCACCGAGCAATTCCAACGCGAGCGTCGGTATGCCGTCCTTCAAACCGCCGCGATCCTGGTGTCGAGCGGACGTTCGAGGTTTCTCGATTGGCGCCTGGCCTTGGAGGCCGCGGAGGAGATGCTGACCGAGCTCGAACGGAAAGATGCAGGCGGCGCATGAGCAGCACCAAAGAACGTGGAGATTGGCTCGTCGAACGGGAGCGCATCCCTGGTGTTGGCGCATCGGAGTCCGCGGCCCTTTTCGGACTCCATCCGTATCTGAGCGCGTTTGCCCTTTTCGAGAAGCTCGTCAATCCGCGGCCGCTGACCGATGAAGAGATCGAAGAAGAGACGGACCTTCAGTCGTTCGGGCACGCCATTGAGCCATTTTTAGCGGACTGGTATGAGCGAAAAACGGGCAGACTCGTCGCCGCTCCCCACGCTCCCGGGCTCTACCGACTGCGCGATAAGCCGTTCATCTTCGCCAGTCCTGATCGGCTCTTACTCAAAACCGATCCCAGTGAAACGGATCTAGAGAAGTGGCAGGTCTTGCAGCTGAAGTCGGCACTCTACTTCAAAGAGACGGAGCCAATTCCGGATCACTGGCAAGTTCAGGAGCAACACGAAATGCTCTGCGTCGGCGTCGATATGGCATCCTTCGCGATCCTCGGCGGTTTCCGGCGCCGTTATATGGTGAACGACATTCCGCGTAACGATGCGTTCTGCGAGATCCTCGTTGAAACCATCGAGCGCTTCATGTTCGCGGTGCAGGCCGGATCCTGGGACAAGTTCGGCGCCGATCTCGACGGCTCGGAAGTTACCACTGAAGCGTTGAAGCGACTCTATCCGAAAGACACCGGCGTCACCATCGATCTGCCGCGCGCCGCCGAGAAGTGGACTGCTCAACTGGAAATCGTCAAGCGCCACATGAAGACGCTGAAAGGCCGCGAGGCCCAACTGGAGAACTCGCTGCGCGCGGCGATCGGCGACGCGACACAGGGTCGCCTGCCGGACGGAACCGGCTGGACGTATCGCGCGTCATCGCGCGCGGGCTACATCGTCGAGCCGTGCGAATACCGGACGCTTCGACGGACGACGAAGCGACTCAAATAAGAAGGGACCCATGGAAAACATTAGCCGTCCTATTGCGCCGAATCTGTCCGAAGGCTGCTTCAACTGCGGCGGCGGTAAGAACGAAATCCTGCAATCCAAGCTGAATCGCGGGACCAGCATCGCGCTGTGCTCGAAGTGCACGGCTCTTCCGACGATCCCCAACACTCAGCCATTCAATACGAGGCAGCAATGACGACAGCGACACAGCCGCCACCGACCGCCGTCGAGAAACGGAACAAAGAACTCGCCCAAAACGCGTGGGGACTGTTGCAGGGAATGAAAGCCAGCATCGCAGCGATCCTGCCGAAGCACCTCACCCCCGAACGTATGGCGATGATCGCGTTCACGGCGATGCGTCAGAACCCGAAACTACTGGCCTGCTCGCGCGAATCCATCATCGGCTCGATCATGACGGCCTCGATCCTCGGCCTCGAGCCGTCGGGCCCGCTCGGTCATGGCGCGCTGATTCCGTACAAAGGCGAATGTCAGTTCCAGCCGATGTACCAGGGCCTGCTCGAACTCGCGCGCCGGAGCGGCCTAATCAAGGACGTCCAACTCCGCGCCGTCTTGAAAGGCGACACCTACCGTTTCCGGTTCGGTCTCGATCCGACGATTGAACATGTTCCGCTCGAGGGCGACGACGCCAGCCGGCCGGATCGGGAATGCACGCACGTCTACTGCATCATCCGATTCAATAACGGCGGTATCCAATGGGACCAGATGTCCTTCGCCGAGGCGATAGCCCACGGCAAACGCTTCTCGAAGACCTGGGACACGCAGACGCAGAAATTCAAAGAGGATTCGCCTTGGGCCGCGCATCCGGTGGCGATGGCACAGAAAACCATTCTGAAGCGCACGCTGAAGCTATGTCCGAAGAGTGTAGAGATGTCGATGGCGATGCAGCTCGACGATCTCGGCGAAACCGGAAAGATGGCGACGTTGAAACAGGATCCGACGACCGGAATCTTCGACGTCGACTTCGGCGGATCCGATGAAATCGAAGAGCAGAAGCCCGCGACGTCTCAGGGTACGAGCGCCATCGACCGGATCGTCGATCAAAACAAGAAATCGCAGGATTCCGGGAGTGCGGTGAAAGCGGCGGAGGGTGCTACTTCCTCCGCTGCCCCTTCTGGAGTAGCGACCGAAGCTCCGCGCCCGGAAAGCAAAAAGGAATCGGCGGCGGCCAATCCAGGCCAGGGCGGCGGCGAGCCTCAGGCTGGTGAGGTCTGCGACAAATCCGACATCGACCAGTTGGAGATTCTGGCGACCGACTGCAGTGTGCTTCCAAAGAAATGGAAAAAGCATATCGAATCGATGGGCTTCGCGGCGTGGGATCTCTTGACGAAAGATCGACTGGCCGAAGCGCGTCAGTGGATCGAGGCGCAGAAGAAGTCATGACGAGCGATGAATTGAAAGAGCTCCTCGAGGCATTGCTCGGCACGCGGATCGCCGTCGCCGAAGAAGAGCGGATTGAACGGCGGCGCTATGCACTGCTGCAGGCGGCAGCGACGATTGACGCCGGGGGCCACACTGGTTCCCCTGCGCATACAGTCGTCGCCCGCGCGGAAACACTGCTTAAGGAAATCGAGAGGCGGGAGAACGAGTCGTGAAGCCGACCATCGACAAAGCGACACTCCACGACCTTCTGCTCGATGCGGTGAACGAGGCGTTGCCCCAGATGCTCGTTCTCAAAGACGAGGCGAGAGCCGGAGGGGGATACGGCGCCGGCATTTTGTTTGTGATGTTTCAGCAGAAGATCAACAAGTACTTCGAAGCGCAGGCGGACGTCAAAGCCGAGTCATGAGCAGCTACTCCATTACCGTTTACCGCCACGTTGGCGACCTGGTCACACCCGATGTCCTCAAAGCTTTGGAGCGCCGGGACTGGTCGCTGCGCTACACGCGGGCGAAATATCTCTATTACGCAATCTGGCTGTGGTCTGTCGATATTTGCGGTGTCTTCGGCGACGGCGAGAACGGCTCCTATGAATGGTTCCTTTGGAGAGACGGAAAGCTCGAAACCTCGGATTGCGGATACGGATCGATGCATGTGGCGATGCGTGATGGGTTGAACCACGCCGAACCTCCAGAAGAAAAACCGGGACTCGACGTGAAGGAGGCCCAGTCATGAGCCGTCGCCGATTCATCAGCAGCCGACACGATTTCGCAGAGATCGAGGAGGACGTTCGGCAAGGATTGCTCGAAGCCCTGCCAGCATTGGCCACAAAACGCAACTGGAAGACCGAGGAGTTGCAACAGTTTGCTGTGGCGATGTTCGCGCGGCCTCTCCGAGACTGCTCTGCACGTGAACTGGCCGCGATGATTGCTGACTTTCGGAACCATCACTCCAAAGACGAGGGCGAGTCGTGATTCCAGAGCGCATTCTCCTTCAACAAGACTGGGCGCCGGCGGGAGCCTTCCTGCTCAAAGTGCGCGGCCATCATTTGAACGACGCCCATATCGTGAACGGCGATTACGTACTGGTCCATCCGCAAACAGGTGGCGCCATCGATGGCGACATCGTCGTCACCTTGAACGGGGAAGACGACGCCGTCCAGTATTACCGCGCCGGATTGATCATTGTCGGTCGCGTCGCAGGCGTGCTCCGCGTGTTTCCGAAAGCCGAGGCGGAATCGTGAAGATCCAGCGCCTGCCACTCATCTGCACCGTGAAGACGTGCGGCCACGAATTTATCGGAGAGATCGTGGTGCAGTGTCCGATCGATACGGCCTGTGCCGTCCTGAAGGCGTTGCGTTGTCCGGAATGCGGCAGTAAGAACGTCAACATCCGCCTGAAGCCAGCGCGCAAAAGAAGAGAGCGGGTGCGATGACGGACAAGAACATTTACCCCACGCACACCTGTTTCGACGACGCGCTCGAGCTGATCGGCATCTGGAATTCGCCGGAACGGCAACCAGACTTGCGCCTGGTGCACGCGATCTGTGAAGCCCCGACGGGCGAGCGGTACGCCCACGCCTGGGTCGAAGATGTGCGGATCGGCTCCGCGTACTTTGGCGGCATCTATCAAGGCGAGAAAGTGACTGTCGTGGCGAAAGCCGATGAATACCGCGCGGGCCTGAACATTCAGGAAGTGAAGGTCTATTCCGTCTCCGAAGCCATCCGCCTCAACCATGAGACGAACCATTTCGGTCCGTGGGACGAACGCTTCCGGGCGCTCTGCGGACGTGATCGGAAACTCTACGGGAACGTCCTGGGACCCAATGATTAGCATTGCTGAACTTCGAGAATCAGACAAAGGCCGCGAAGTGCGCTACCAGACACACGGTCGCATCGAATACGGCAAGATCACTTCGTGGAACGGGCAATTCATCTTCGTCCGGTATTACTCGGTCGTTGAAGGCGACACCGTTCGTTCGCGGACTGGGACGACGAGCGAAGCCACCTCGCCGGAAGATTTGGAGTTCGTCGAATGACGAAACTGGATCGGAACGCGATGCACGACATGACGGTTCGGCAGTTGATCGATCTCGCCCTCAGTCTCGACGATGACGATCGCTGGCAGTTCTGGCTCGTCTCCGGTTTCATTGCCGGCAGAATCTCGGGACTGGTGACGCTGAAACCCATCGTGGAGGAACTGTGCGAGGCGGGCCGGGGTTTCGAGTACGAGAAAGAGCGCGCCCTACTAGAGACTCTGAAAACGAAAATCAGCAAAGGTGAATTTTGATGACCTTCCAGCGCGAGCGAGCTGAAGACGGACCCCTTGAGCGGACGTTCATCTAACTGCGATGACCTCGCGCTGGAAGACTAAAGTTTCATCGCGAACCGACTTCAAAAGGAGAACCCAGTATGGAAACCGAAGAGCAACGACGGAAACGTAAACAGCGGGAAGAGGAAGAAGAGGAAGAACGACGGCGGCGGGACAACAGCTTGAACCCGTTCGATGGATTCATGAACACGGGCATCCCTGATTTCGGAACGTCGGACAGTGGCGGCGGCGGTTTCGATTCGACGCCCGATCCCGGACCGTCGTTCGATTCCGGTGGCGGAGAGTCAGGCGGCGGCGGCGCGAGCGGGGAGTTCTGAGGCACCAGCGATGCCGAAAAGCTCGGCGAACGACACCATCTGCGCGACGTGCGGCAGCGAGAAGCTGCGGCGCGACTGCTACAACTGCGACGAAGACGGCATGGTCGATCACGACTGCGGCGAGGACGTCTGCTGCTGTCTCGATCCGCGTCCGAACGTGCGCTGCGATATCTGCAATGGCAAGGGCGGATGGTTGCAGTGCCCGTCCTGCACGCCCTGGGACGACTAGAAGATGGAATCCGAAAACGCTGACGGCAAGTTCCGATGCCCTTGCGGAGCCTTCTGGCCGTGCGTCTGCCAGAAGGCTCTCGATGTGATCGGGGTGACCATGCAGAACGTCATGGACTTCGACAAGGGCCGCTTTCTCCTGACCGTCGCCGAGGTGGAGTGTCCGAAATGCGGCCAGAACGTCCGCATCATCGTTGACGGCAATGATGTCACCGGCGAGAGCAAGGCCGAGAACGAAGAATTCTGGACCGTCGATGAGGCTGGGTTCCCGCCGACGGGTGAATGCTGCGAACTGCTCTTCGTGATTCAGCCGATGGGCGAATTGGAATGTTTCGATCTTAGCGACAAAGGAGCCTCATGAAGTTCACCGTAATCCGAGCCAGTGCGGGATGCACGATCCCGCATCCGTTCGAGTCTTATTCCAATTTCAAACTATTCGTGGAGCTGAGCGCGGAACTGAAGGCAGGTGAAGATCACGTCGCCGCGACGACGAAGTTGCAGGATGCCGTCAACGCGCTGCTCTCGACGGAAAAAGCGAAGCGCATCGAAGATCTCGAACGCCAGCATGCCGAGGCGGAAGCGCGTCGTCGTGCCGAACACGAGAAACAGCAAGCCATTTATAAGGCTGAGTCGGACATTCGAGAGGCTCAGCGGAAATTGGAACGCCTCCGATCCGACGGTAGTACCGGCGGCAGCGGCAACACGGACGACGACACTCCCTTTTGAGGAGACTTATGACCCACAACGGCGCTATCGAGAACGACCTCGGCAGTAACGACTACATCGCCACCTGTGACTGCGGCTGGGAGGGCCCAGTCTGCGACTCCTGGAAAGGCGCGGAGGCGCAATTGATCAAACACTACGACGAGGTGAGTCTGTGAGCACGACAGAAAGCAACAGCAGACCGAAATTCGAGACGGTGTTGAATTCTATCCGCAGGGAAGCCGCGAAAATCCGGGAGTCACAGGAGAAGCTCTGGGCCTTGCACGCGCAGCTCGTGCAGACCAACCATCCCGCACCGGCACAGGTACTCGATGAGTCGCAGAAGACGATCCATGTCGCATTGGAGCATTTGAGATCTGTGTTCATGGAGTTTTGAAATGGGTGCCCCTTGTGAGTCCTGCGCATTCCGATCGGGAGCGGCGGCGAATACCGAAATCTACAATCGCCTGCGTTCCGAGATCTGCGCGCTGACGGGTGTTCCGTTCTGGTGCCATCACGGAAAGGATGGAACGGATTTCACCAGCAAGACGAAGTTCGTCACGAACGCGGAACTGCGATCGCGTGGAATGCGCATCTGCGAAGGCTGGAAACGCGCCGTCCGGCAGCATGTCCGGCCCGGCTTGACGGCAACCTTTAAGCGATTGGTCCGCCGCTGGACCGGCGAAGGCATCTTGCAGTTGATCGACGAATTCATCGACGCCGAAGAAGGTTCCGCTGAAAAACGCGACGCTCATCGTCGCCTCGATCGCGCCATTCGCGGTCTGCATCGTGAGGATGGGTTTCAATGAAGAAGCGGCTCTCTAAAATCGAAATCATCCGGATCTCCGGCCAGCGGGAATTCCACGAGGTCCCGCACAAAGGCTCCGACCTGTTGCACTGGATCTACGGTCGGATCGGCTGCGACACCATCGACACGGTGAATCTGCGTGACGGCCGCGTGATGTGCGCGGACGACAACGGATGGGAAACGGAAACGATCCGCCATACGACCCACATTGAAATCAAACCGGTCCGCCCGTTGAAGCCAATCAATCCTGAAGCGACGAAGATTTATCACTCGGTCTGTGTACCGGGAACGACGCACCAGATTGTCGGTGATGTGGCGATCGCCTGGGATGAGGATTTCGCATGAGCATCCAGGGCTGGTACTACCTGCACGTCAGCGGAGACCTGATCTACAAACGCGATCTGCCGGGAACGGCAACGGACATTCGCGACTCCGATTTCGCACTGGGATTGTGGGCCATGGACACAGCGGACCGCGAGAACGCGTGGCAGGTTTGCGTCGAAGCTTTAGCCGGCGGTGCCAATCCTCAGCGTATCTCGGAACTCGCGGCAAAGTGGGGCTGTACCGACTACGCCGCGCGCGTGGGGATCAAGGTCGGTCTGGACGGCAATATGTGGATGGCCACCGCGAAGGATTTTACCAATCTGGCGGAGTCTGCTGCCGGATTTGGCGCCACCAAATTGGAGGCCTTTGCCGAACTGGCGAAAGCGCTCGGTTACCAACCCTCCAAAGGATCGGGCGCGACATTTCGCGATCTGCTCAACGCTCACGGCGACGGCCGAACGCCGGGCAGGGATTTCGCATGAACACGCGTCAAGTGATGGTGCAGGCTCGGGACGGATCGCACGAATCCGTGGTTGCGGATTTGTTGCTCTGCCTTGAATGCGAAAAAGACGGTCCCTTCTTCGTGTACGTGATCGATGGCCAGCATCTGCATTTTCAGTGCTCGGGTTGTGAGGAAACCTTTTGCGATGGGTCCTGCACACCGGCGACGGGGTGAAACCGTATAGAGCGGCGGAGTTTTGAAATTGACCGAACAGCAAAGACTGGCCCGCAATGAAGCTAACCGCCGCGCAAAGGCGAGACGTCGGGGAGAGATCGTGCCTTATCAAGCAAACGGACGGCGCTATGCGGGAATGAGTCCGCAGGAGCGGTTCTGGCTAAAGGTTGACAAGGACGGGCCGACGCCTTCGCATGACCCGCAGTTAGGGGCTTGCTGGACATGGAAGGAGCGGCCGCAACCGTCAGGGTATGGCAGGTTTTATCTCATCGATCAAGAGGTCATGGCTCATCGTGCTGCTTACCTGTTCAGCTTTGGGCCGATCCCTGAAGATCTTTTCGTCTTACATAAATGCGACAACCGGATCTGCGTCAACCCGTCACATTTATTCCTCGGCACCAAGGGCGATAACAATCGAGACAGGGCAGTGAAGGGCAGATCCGCCAAGAGGCGCTCCGTTGATCAGCAGATATGACGGACGCTGTTCCATTTGCGGCAAACCGACTAAAGCCGGGACCGATGAGTACGACCTTGAAAGTAAGAAATCCTTCCACCGGGACTGTCAAGAGAAGCGCGACCTCTTCAGCGCCTCCGAAGCCGAGGAGCTCGCCGAACGACTCGGCTATCGACACATCTCCTGGGATGAACTCTATGACCGCCTGGGTCTCGGAAGCGAAGTGCGGGTACTGCCTGGAGACACTACTGGCGGATCAACCGGGCGGACGGAACGTGAGACACACGGACGGGACGCCCTATGGCCAGTGTCGGCAGGCGATCCGGGCCAGGACGATGACGACTAACGAGGAGATTAATACGTGACGAAGACGGGACTGGCGCGAAGGGCGGGCGATCCGCCGGCGTCGGAGGTGCGACCGACCGGCATCATCCGGACGCTGCCCAGCTTGTATGCGAGCTTTGAAGGTCCAGGCACCGTCCGCTACAAGGCGTCACTGAAAGCCCTGGAACGCGGCCGCCTCGACGCCATTTACATCGCATTGCAGTGCATTCCCAAATTCGACGTGGTCCATATGTATCTGATCATCGAAGGCCGGATCGATGTGCGGTTGAACATTGCCGAATACCTTCCCGGCGATGAGCGAGAGTGTTGGGACCGGACGATCCGCAAGCCGAAGTTCTGGGCGGTCTGCACGGCGCCGGTCTCACGTCCGCCGGAAACCATCTTACGGCGCGGGTTTCAAGGCATTCGCTACACGGAGGCGCTGTGGTGAAGCATCAGTGCAAGCGATTCAAATAACCACCGCTATTAAAGGGGACGATGTGACGCGCAACGACGCGGTACGAGTCATTAAGAAATACGGCAAGCAGTTCATTTTGGATGAGAACCAGGTGGCGCGAAAGAATCGGTCCGTCTTCGATAAGAAAGAAGATCGAGAGCGACTCGTCGAACAACTCCGCGAGTTTCGCCGGGCGATCGGCAGCATCGAGGTTCCGGAAACGAAGAAGCCCTGCCCGGGTTGTGGAGGGGATCATCGGCGAGATGAAGATCGCGTATGCCGTGAATGCCGGCGCCGGATCGAAGAGTATCCCAAGCTCCTGAAGGCGGCCAGCAAGCTGAAAGAGGGACTGATTCCTGTTGCCGTTCCCCCGATAGACGGTGAGCAGCTGCAGTACTTCGAAGGAAACATTCCGGCCACAACGAAGCATTTTGTGAAGACCGGAAGACAGCGATCGACCGGTGACGGCTACATCATGGGAGACGCATTCGCGACGATCATCAACTATCTGGGCGAAACGCTTCCAATCGACGGCATCGAGAACGCACACGGACGCATCCAGTGGATTCCAAGCTCATGGCAAAGGCGGGAACATCGGTATTTGCGCCACGACACGGTTATCCGAGCGATCCCCGAGGCGGCGGCTGTTGCGGTTGAACAACTCGACCAGAATATACGGGCTGCACTGACTGAGGCCTATCGCCGCGGCGTCGTGCGAGGCCAAAGCATTCTTGTCGGGCTCGCGTCAGGCGATCTATCGATCACAGAAATGCAAGAGAAGGTGTTGAACCTCACGTCACGCCACGATGGGGATGATTATGGCGATTAACAAAAAGCCAGCCGCTCGACACCTCTGCATGCGCTTCAAGCAAACCGGCTCGATGGATACGTTCATCGGCAACTTCAGTATTTCCGTCAACGGGAAAGTGACGGGCAGTTCGATCGCCAGCAGTCGCATCGAAGTGACCTGCATTAAGTGTGGCGCATCACAGTGGATCGACGCTGCAGGGGTCCAGAAGAAAGGCCGCCATCTCGTGAGGAAACCGTGAGACGACCGAAGGAAATTATCGGCGCCGATCTGTTTTGCGGCGGTGGAGGAACGACGAGCGGACTGCGGCGCGCCTGCGAAAAGCGCGGCTATCGATTGAAGCTTCTGGCCGTGAATCACTGGCCCGTCGCGATCGCCACGCACGCCGCGAATCATCCGGAGGTGCAACATCTCTGCGCGAGCGTCGATGCCGTAGATCCACGCAAGCACGTCCCCGGCGGCTACCTCGATATCCTGGTGGCTTCCCCGGAATGCACGCATCACAGCATTGCCCGCGGCGGCCGGCCGGTCAGCGATCAGGCGCGCGCCTCGGCCTGGCTGATCCTCCGCTGGATCGAGTTGCTGTACGTCAAAACGCTGCTCATTGAGAACGTCAAAGAGTTTCGCGATTGGGGACCGGTCGGCGCCAACGGCCGCCCGCTGAAATCCCACCGCGGTGAAACCTTCCGCGCCTTCATTGCCGCCCTGGAATCGTTTGGCTACCGCGTCGAGTGGCGCATCCTGAACGCCGCCGACTATGGTGATCCAACGACACGCGAACGTCTGTTTCTGATGGCACGGCGAGGAAACCGAAAAATCCAGTGGCCGGAGCCGACGCACACCGCCAGTGACAATGGCCGCCTATTCGGCCGGCGCAAGAAGTGGCGGGCCGCACGCGAGATCATCGACTGGAATATTCCCGGCAAAAGCATCTTTCATCGAGAACGCCCGTTGGCCCCGAAAACCATGGAGCGGATTCTTGCGGGTCTGGAGCGCTTCGGCGGGAAGGATCTTCAACCGTTCCTCGTGATCCTCCGGAACCATCAGGATGCGCGATCGATTGATCAGCCGGTTCCAACACTGACAACATCCGGTGCAAATGTCGGCGTGGCGCAACCGTTCATTCTGCCGCATCGGATGTTTAAGGGCGCGCAAGTGGACTCGATCGAGCGGCCACTCCGGACGATCCGAGCCTGCGGAAACAATGTCACGCTGGTCGAGCCATTTATTGTTCCCCAATTCGGCGAAGCACCGGCCAGGTCGACGGAGAAGCCGCTCGGCACAATCACGACCACGAGTCGCGGCATTGGATTGGTTGAACCGTTCCTCACACGATTCAACGGGGACCACAACGGAAAGAACGATGGACGCAGGCGCGTTCGATCGGTCGATCAGCCCATCGGCACACTAGACACGTCGAACCGTTACGGACTGGCACAGCCGTTCCTCTTGCAACTCACGCACGGCGGCCGCGTCCACGACGTCGGCGAACCGGTGCCGACAATCACGACCGCGCATCGCGGCGAAACTGGAGTCGTGACCCCGTTGATTGCGAAATATAACGGAACCGCTGGATGCCGGCCTGTCGATGAACCGCTCGATACCGTCAGCACACGAGACCGATTTGGTTTGGTGATGCCCGTCGTTGACGGCTACGCGCTTGACATCAAATTCCGGATGCTGCAGCCGAAGGAACTGGCCGCCGCGATGGGATTTCAGGCGGGCTATCACTTTGCGGGAAACCGCGAGCAGATTGTGAAGCAGATCGGCAACGCGGTCGCGGTCAACATGGCCCAGGCGCTCTGCGAGGCGGTGCTGTCGTGAAAACTACTCTTCTTCAAATCGCTTTAATTGTTGTCGAGTCTGTGCAGCCCAATCTTCTAACGAGGCTGCGAATTTCAAGGTTGCGGCTCTATCTTCGGGTAGCGAGTTTTGCTTTTCAGCAAACTTTCTCTGCGCACCCGCGTCATGATCCAGCATTTCAATTTGATGCCGTAAGTGTGCGATCCATTCCTGTTTTGTCATGCGCTCAAGATACCGCAGTTCGGAGTATTCGGGTATGAGCAGCTATACCCTCAAATTCTATGCCGGCGATGGACGACATTACGCACGACGCCGAGAACCTGGTCGAGGAAGCGATCGAGTGCAACCCGCCGGAAGAAGATAAGGTGAACCCGTGAAAGTGCGCATGATCAATCCGGACGTTGATGCCGTCACGCCCTACGAGGCGTTTGCGATTTTCCCGTGTACCGATTGCGAGAAGCAAATTCCGCCGCCGCAGATTGTCATCGAAGTGATTTACGGCTTCCTGTCAGCTCGTCACGATCCGGACGGGCTGTGTTTCTATTGCGAAGAGTGTTTTGGAAAACATGTCCCTGAAGAGCTAAAGACTGAGCCGCCGCAGATGGAGTTGTTTTCGTGAAATCCCTACATATCGCCGACGACCTCAACTTGCCCATCGACGTCGTGACCGAGAAGCTCGCCTTCCTCGGCCGGACCGGTTCGGGCAAAACCTACGCCGCCATGAAGCTCGCCGAGTTGATGCTCGAAGCCGGCGCGCAGATCGTCAGCCTGGATCCGGTCGGCGCCTGGCACGGACTGCGCATCGGCGGATCCTGGACGGTCTACATCTTCGGCGGCATGCGCGGCGATTTCCCTCTGGGGCCGACCGGCGGCAAGCTCATGGCGGACGTCGTCGCCGATCGCGGGATTTCCGCGGTTCTCGATATCTCGCAATTCCTGCGGGCCGAGCAGGTGCGCTTCGCCTCCGATTTTGTGGAGCGGTTCTTCCAGCGCAAAAAGGCGGCACCGTCGGCCGTGCATTTGTTTCTCGAGGAGTGCCAGGAATTCGTACCGCAGAACCCCGGCAATAAGGAAGCGCACATGCTCCATCACTTCGAACGTGCGTGGAAACTGGGCCGGAACTTTGGCATCGGCGGAAGCCTGATCTCCCAGCGCCCGCAGGAAATCAACAAGAAGGCCCTGAACCAGGCCGGCACGCTCTTCGTATTCAACATGACGGGTCCCCAAGAACGCCGGGCGATCGCCGACTGGACGCGTCAAGCGGGCATCGATGAAGACATTGAATCGGTCCTGCCGACGTTGAAAACCGGTCAGCCCCATGTCTGGAGTCCGACCTTCCTTTCGACCTCGGCGACCGTGCAGATTCTGCCCAAGGTGACGGCCGATGTGTCGATGACGCCGAAAGTGGGCGGGCGCACGAAGGAACAGCCGCTGACTCCCATCGATGTACAGAAGCTGACGGCGGAAATGGCCGCGACAATCGAGAAGTCGAAGGCGGAGGATCCGAAGGAACTACGAAAACAGATCGTTGCATTAAAGCAAGAGATCGCCTCAATGCAGAAGGCAAAACCGGAAGTCGCGAAGGTGGAACGTGTAGAAGTGTCGGTGCTTACCGACGAAGACCGCAAGCTACTACTCGCCAGTAAGACCGTGTTCGATCAAGCGCTCGGCGTCGTGCAATTCGTCGAAAGCCATTCCAAAAAGTTGCAGCTGCTCTATGAGCGACTGGGTAAAGCGAATCCGCCGGAAACCCGATTAAAACCCGGTTCTTTAAACACAACCTCCTTGACGTCTTCGAAAAAGCCTGAACGTCTATACACCGACATACACTCCCGCTCTCGAGAGAATGGCAATGCCGAACTCGGCAACTCCGGACTCCGCCGGATCCTGATCGCACTGGCCCAATATCCACAAGGACGGTCGTCGCGCCAGGTCGGCATCCTCGCCGGCCTGTCGAGCAAGAGCGGCTCCTTCAATACCTATCTGAGTAAAGGGCGAAGCTCGGGCTGGATCGACGGGGAGCGCAGTCTCCTGCGGATTACCGATGCAGGTCTGGCGGTTCTCGGCGAGTTCGACCCGCTGCCGCAGGGGCAGGAGCTGCTCGATTACTGGATCGCCGAACTCGGTGACAGTGGCGCCGCGCGGATCCTGCGCGTGCTGGCCAAACATTATCCGCGGGCGCTCTCGAAGGAAGCCGTCGGCGAGGCGGCTGAGCTCAGTCACAGCAGTGGCTCGTTCAATACCTACCTGAGCAAGCTTCGCACGTTGGAACTTGTCGAAGGTCGCGGTGAACTGAAAGCCAGCGACACGTTGTTCGAATGAAAATGAAGCCCTACTACGAACACGCCGGCATCACGCTCTACCACGGAGACTGCCGGAAGGTTCTCCTCGAGATCCCCAAATGTGACCTGGTGTATCAGGCCGACTCGATGATCACCGATCCGGTTTGGCCGAACGCCAGCGTCCCACTCGCCGGCGCCGGCGATCCCTTTACTCTCCTCGAGGAGACACTTCGCCTTGCCACTTTCAGGAGACTCGTCCTTCACCTCGGATGTGATACCGATCCGCGCTTCACACTGGCCGTTCCTGAGCAGCTTCCTTTTCTTCGGGTCTGCTGGTTGAGGTATGCACGTCCGTCCTATAAGGGTCGCCTGTTGAATGGGTCCGAAGTCGCTTATGTTTTCGGCGAAGCTCCGCCTGCATATCAAACCAGCCACTTGATGTCGGGCGAGTCGACGAACACCGAAGCGACGCTGAATGGCGGCTGGCGCGTGAGTGATCGGACGGAAGGTGAAGTCTGTAACACCGACAATCGGAGGCGCACGGAAGGCCATCCTTGTCCACGCCGCATCCAGCATGTCGAGTGGCTGGTCCGCTGGTATGGGGGGGGATGGTGCTTGATCCTTTTGCTGGATCCGGAACGACGCTCGTTGCTGCGGCAAATCTTCACCGTCGCGCGATCGGTATCGAGATCGAAGAGCGCTACTGCGAAATCGCGGCTAAGCGACTGGATTCGCTTTCAGCTGACTGCCCAATACAACCGTTTCCCGTCGGAATGAGGAATCAGAGTTGACCAACTTCGACTGGGCCTATGTCGAGCATCAGCGCCGCGGGCAGAAACCCACGGACGACTGGCAGACGCCGCCGCACATTTTGAAAGCGCTCGGTCGGTTCGATCTGGATCCGTGCGCTTCCACCGAACAGCAGCACCGAACGGCAGAAACCATGTGGACGGTTTTGGACGGTGGCTTCATGAAACCGTGGCGCGGGCGGGTTTGGCTCAATCCGCCATACGGTAACAAGACGACCGAGTGGGTCCGCCGGCTCGGAGATCACGCTAACGGCATCGCGCTCGTGTTTGCCCGCGTCGATACGGCGCTCTTCCAGGATGAGATCTTCGTTCGCGCTACCGGTCTGTTGTTCCTTCGAAAGCGACTGTTCTTCATCCAGCGCGACGGATCCCGCGCGAAGAGCTCCGGCGGCGCTCCTTCGGTACTCGTCGCCTACGGCGAAGCGAACATGCACGCCCTTCGAATGAGCGGTCTCAAGGGCAGCCTGGTCGATTTACAGATCCCTGAAGTGATCACACGGTACGCGCGACCGCGAACAAACCACACCTTTGAAATAAGAGAACGGCAATGTCCCAACCCCAACGTTGACCCGCAGAAGTGGAAAACGCGCGGCGGCGACTCCAATCGAGACCGAAATGAACGCGCGAAAGCCAAACGGAGGATCTGAATGTTCGAAAGCGAAAATATCAAAACGTACCTGCTTGACGCCTGGCCGGACCTTGACGGCGAGAAGCGCCTGATCAAACTGCGCTGTTACGTCAATCCGATCTCCTACGAGCTGGCACAGGAAGTCGACCCCGAGATCGCGTCGACGCTCTTCCATAAGCTCGGTCCCGACATGGCGCCGCGGTCCCACTTGAGCCATTGCCGGTTCGTTTCGAACATCGGGCCGCAGTCGCTCGAATACTGCCGGGATCCCGAGCATGCGAACTCGCGGGTGTTCATCCCGGCCGTCTCGATTTCGAAGCTTGAAGCCGGCAAAGTCACACCCGAGTCGAACGACTTCGCCCTGATGTTCACGGTCAGCTTCGAGAAGAACGATCCCAAGGTGTTGAACGATCTTTCGGACCTCCTGCACGAGCATTTCTACTGCACGTTTTCGGAACTTCAACCAAGTCTATTCGACGACGTCGATCCGCACGCGGAAGCGCTCTGCAGGTTGTGTTCGGCGCCAAATCCCGAATTTCAAACGAGCGATAAGAAGTTTTACTACTGCGCCAAATGCGCGGTGAACAAGCAAGACGAGGAAACGCTGGTCCGGATTCGAGATGCGGCGAAAGCGGCCGTCATTGCGTCAACGATGAGAGAACCGGGCGACGAGAGCGAGAACGAGGGACCACGAGAAGATCCGTTGCTTTCGCCATCCGCTCAAGCCGAGGAGTCCACGTTCATCAATGCGCGCAATAAGGGACGGCGTAAGCGGGCAGCAAAATGAAATCGAAGCGCTCCAACCTGCCCGTGCTCGGCGAATTAGTAAGCGTTGTTTTTAGCGTCGCCCATGCGTGCCCGAAGACCAAGTCGGCGCCCGACGATTGCGGCGATTGGACGAAATTCAAACTGGTCGAAGACGACGCGGATCTCTACGTCTTTGAATGCACGCGCTGCCAGCAGGCGGTCTGTGTCGAGATGGAGACGCGCGTCCAACGGGCAGCCAAGAAGCGGGCCGCGCGATGAAGGCCGCGATCTGCGAGTTCTGTGATGCCGTGGTTCGTGAGTTCGAGCCGGACGGGATGATGTACACCCTCGAGGTTACTCCCGCCGATGGCTACGCCGCCGAATCGGGGAAGGAGCAAGCGCTCCTGTTCTCTGCCGACCATGCTTGCATGTCGTGCACGTCGCAGATCGTGTCCGCATTACGCACCTTAAAGACTCAACTCCGTCGAGGGGCACCATCGGGTCCGCCGCCGCCGAAGTTGCAGGTAAAGAAAACGACGCGAAGGAGGTAAAGCGACTATGGCCATGAAAGTGACGCTCTGGTGCGATCAGTGTCCGACGTTGTTGGATGTTGAAGCTTTTGAACTCGACCTCAAGAGCCGGCAGATCCTGCCGCGCCAGGATCACACCTACCAAACCCAGCGGCTTCAGCTGTGCGCGGAGTGCTTCGACAAGTTGATGGCACTGGCGAAGCCGGTCAAGCAGAACGTCTCGGTGAAGGCGACGATCGAGACGCCGGCGAATGGAAAGCGGGCCGCGAAATCATGAACGTGAAATGTAAGGTTTGCGGCACGCGTTACGACGACGCCGATCGCTCCACGCTCTGCCCGCACGTGTTTTTCCTGTCCGCCGAAGACCTGGAACAGAAGAAAGTCGCCCTTTCCTTACTGGGTAAAGACGTCTACTTCGCCCATCGGCCGGAGGAATTCTACAGGGTTCAGGCCGTGAGTCGCCAGGGCATGGTCTCCATTTCCGGAATGGTCGGTGAATTCGCGCCGCATCTTTTCAAAGTCAAGGAGTGAATCGATGTCTGTCCAAAACCTCGTCAAAGAAGTTCAAGAGTACGAACGCCGTCGCGCTGAAGGTCAACGTTGCGGGATGACGAGCGTTCAGCCACGGCAAGCCGGGCACCGGTGTCACGCCGGAATCGTCACTCATGTGTGTGAGCGGCCGGCGGATCATAAAGAGATGTGCCGGTGTTGGTGTACGTACGAGTGGTTGGGAAAATGAGCGAACCCAACTACCACTGTCCCCTCTGCCACACGCTCGCAAGGTTAGTCATCAACACGGAGCAAGCCGTCTGCTCGAACGACAACTGCCCGGTGATCACGTTCAACCCGAGTCTACCGGACGGCGGGATGAGCCAAGCGAACGAGGTGGATTTATCGGCGTTCGACGAGTGGGTGGAGGAGCCGGCTATGATCCACGCTCTCCATCAAGGTCTGCCGCTCTGTGGATTCAGTGCTCGTGTGCCCGCGGAATGGCCGCAGGGACACCAATGGGTTCATTTGAAGGATTGGCAGGCCGCCACTTGCGCGGCATGTCGAGCGGAAGCGTCGCGGAGACAGACCACAAAGAGCAAGGAGACGTAACCATGGCCCTCTGCCGTTACTGTGAAGGTCCGGAACATTCAGGCGCTTGCGATCGCGAAGCATTGAAGGCCGTCCTTGCGAAACTGCGCGAAGAGGTCCGCGTCCAACGCCTCGAACTGCAAGCCGGCCGGAAACTCGGCGGCTCGGGCGTGGTGATGATCACCTCGTTGATTTCCCACCGGACGCAGAAACCGCGGATCGATATCCAGATTGACGACGTGCACACGCAGATGGATGCCGACGCGGCGATGAACGTCGCGCTGAACATCCTCAAATGCTGCAACGGGGCGTTCGCCGACGCCTTTGTTTTCCATTTCCTCAAAGAGGAACTCCGCCAGACCGACATCGTCGGGGCCAATATCATCGAGCAGTTTCGCGACTACCGGGAGAACCTTCGACTGGAGTTTGAAGCGATGCAGAAACCGGACGAGGAACGTTGAACTATGGGCAACACGACCATCGAGTGGACGGATAAGACCTGGTCTCCGATCCGGGCTCGCGTAAAGGAGGATGCACCTCACATCGCGATACTGCACGGCTGGACGGAGCTTGCGGAAATCTGCGAGCGGATGAAAGGCCACGTTGGGCCGCATTGTGAGGTCATCTCGACGGGCTGCAACCACTGCTATAGCTGCACGAATAACCATCGCTGCTTACCTAGTAATGGGACCGGCTTGCCATTCGATAAACGCTCGCGCGAACTTGTGGATATTTTCGTCGACGAAAAGATTCTCGGCGAGCCGCTGCGCTGGCGGAAGCCCGTCAAGGTGTTCGTCGAGAACCAGTCCGATCTTTTCGGCGAGTGGGTTCCTTTCGAATTCATCGACAAAGTTTTTGCCGTGATGGCGCTCACGCCGCAGCACACCTACCAGATCCTGACGAAAAGGCCGGAACGGATGCGGGAGTATTGCTTAAGACTGCGTACCGTAGCTGATCTGATCGCAGCGGCAGCACGCGAAATTGGCGCATCGCACGTTCAGGGCGGCAGGATTTATGAGTTACTGGATGGCAATGGGCGTTTAGAAAACGTCTGGCTGGGCGTCTCGGTCGAGGATCAACTGCGCGCCGATGAACGAATCCCGAAGCTCTTGCAAACACCGGCAGCAGTCCGATTCGTGAGCTACGAACCGGCACTGAGCGCGGTGAATTTCAGGTCGATAGGCGTAACGCAAGATAAACCAGTCGGCGCCTCGCCGTTTTCCGATTATCCGCGAGTGCTTTACTGGAACGCCCTTTCCGGATTTAGGGCGACGTCATTCATGGGCGGAACGGAAGGAAATCCAAAACTCGACTGGATCATCGTCGGCGGCGAGAGCGGCGCCGGCGCCCGGCCCTTCAATATCCAGTGGGCTCGCGATGTCGTGCGGCAGTGTCAGCAGGCGGGAGTCGCATGCTTCGTGAAGCAGTTGGGGGCGTATGTTCGATGGGATGGAATCCAAGGCGGCTACGGGGACGGACCGAGCAACGTTTGGCCGCTGCCGTACCACAAAGAACATGACGCTGGCTGCTGGCATGTGTTTCTGGACGATCGGAAGGGCGGCAGCCCTGAAGAGTGGCCGGAAGATCTGCGCGTGAGGGAGTTTCCGAGCAGAGGCGGTCTATGACCCTTTCTCGAAAGCGCGAGATCGTCCGACGGTTCCAAGCCGGCGAATCGTTAATGCTCGTGACTCATCGGCTGGCGTATGAAATGGCAGCGAATAAAGAACAGTATCTCGAACTATTGGCCGGCGGTGACTTGGATGCACAGGTTGAGCAGGTGTTACGCGAGTATGCACGCGGGCGCTTCAGACTGAAGGCGAACCGGAAGTGACTCTCGACCGAAACATCAAATGCGCGTACTGCCGAAAGGTGATTCCGATCGGGAGCGACTTCTACGCCTGCTCGTGGGGCACGTCGAGTAACGCAGAACTGCCGATGGTGAGCATCGCCGGCATTCACTGGGATTGCACATATAAGATTCTTGACAAGTGGGTTCATCAGCGGATTTACAAAGGAAAACGGAAGTCGGATCACGGGAGGAGGCAGTGAAGCGTCAGAGCAGTAAACGTCGCGGCGGCCCGCAGCACGGCGCCGCCATGAGCTTCGAGGAGATCGCTCGGGAGCTGGGGATCACGCGCGGCGGGGCCTGGATGGCGTACAAGAGTGCGATGCGCAAGCTCGCTCGCCAGGCGAATCGGCGACAACTGGAAGCGATGCGCGAGCTCGCCCGATCGAAGGAAAGGTCCGGTTGACATGAGCCCGGAGAAAGCGCGATTCAGATCCATCCTGACGACTCGCCAACGTCTAGCCATTAAATCCAAAGGCGACAAGTGTGGCAGCGTTTACCGGCACGCCTTTGAGCTGAAGTGCATGATGCCACAAGGTCATCGTGGGGTTCATGCCGCAGAATGTGAAACGGTTGGCGGCAAGGTTTCAGCGAAGTGGCCACAGTTGGCGGACAAAGGAGAAACCGAATGAGCGACCTGTCCGGGTCGGAACTGAGGAAGGCGGTCTGTGAGATTTTAGGGATGGAACTTAAAGCGTTCCGAATTTTCTATATCGGCAGCGAGATGCCTGCCCGAGACAGGTTTTTCTACTCCACTGAGGAAGCGCAACAATACATCGACGCTGTGGACGAGCGTGAACCCCCGCAGCACAAGTCTCACGGCAAGGTTGAAATCCGGTCATGCGATAGAGACCTGCCCGCCATCGAATCCGATCCCGCCGTCAGCGAACCGCTGTTCTTGGAGTGGTGCGAGAAGAATGCGATATCCAGCGAACTTCGCGTTATCACGAACGGCGACGGTCATCGGAAGATCACGATTAAATTGTGGCCATGGAGAGTTCCGCATGGCCGCGCTCGAATGCGAATTGATATTGAAGGGTTAACCCCGTCCGAAGCTCGTGCGCGCGCCATCCTCGCCGCCAGTCGAATAGGGATGCTGAATCCGACCACGCCATCCACACCCGAATAAATTATCTGACAAAACCCGAATAAATTATCTGACAAAACGATTGACATTTGAGAAGAGTCGAGCTACACTGTCTCTCGAATGACAGGCGAGCCCCGCAGATGGTCGAAACATCCACGAGGCTCTAACTTCCAAAGGAGTATAGGTCCCATGAAAGCTACGATCGATTCTAACCCACGTCCCGTCCGCCGAAATCAACCGTTGACCCTCGAGGAGATCCGCCGCGCCGCGCCCTCGGCCTTCGCCGCGGAGCCCTACGGTGCGATGTCCTCGCGCTACAGCTACATTCCGACGTCCACGATCATCGAGGGCATGCGCCAGGCCGGCTTTGCGCCCTTCGCGGCTTCGCAGTCGGCCACGAAGATCGATGGGAAACGGGGTCACACGAAGCACATGATCCGCTTCCGTTCCCAGGCCTCGGCCGTCGCGCTCGGCGACACCTTCCCGGAGATCGTGCTGATCAACGCACACGACGGCTCGAGCGCCTACAAGCTGATGGCCGGCCTCTTCCGGCTCGTCTGCGCGAACGGACTCGTGGTCGCGGATTCGATGATGGAGTCGATCCACGTCAAGCACACCGGCAACGTTCTCGAGCAGGTCGCGACCGGTTCCATGGAACTCGTCGAGCGGATGCCCGAGGTGATCGACGCGGTTGCGCGCTGGAAGGCCATCCAGTTGTCCTCGGACGAACAGAAGGCTTTCGCCGAAGCCGCACACGTCCTGCGCTTCGCCGATGCGGAGGGCTCCGTCACGACACCGATCACGCCGGGCCAGCTGCTGACACCCCGACGCGTCGACGATTCCCGCGCGGACCTTTGGTCGGTCTTCAACCGCGTCCAGGAAAATGTGCTCCGCGGCGGACTGCGGAACTATCGCCGCGGCGACGTGCGCCGCGTGACTACGCGTGCGGTGACGGGTATCGATCAGGACGTTCGGTTAAACCGGGCCCTGTGGACACTGACCGCGCGGATGGCGGACTTGAAGCAATAGCCAGGAAGCGGCGCCGGAAGCGGATCCGGCGCCTCAAGGCCGGAATTGGAATCGACAAAGGAGGAAAAAACAAATGAAGACCCGGAGGAAGAAAACGAAAGGCGTCCGGTTCGTGCTGGGGCCGGCGTGCGGGAGATGACATGACACCACAGGCGAAGCGCTGCCCCAATCACGGCAATCGCCGGGCGACCATGCGCGGGGTCTGCACGACCTGCTATAACGCCGTTGCACAACGTGTATCTCGTGGGGAACTAAGCTGGGCGGAGGCGGAAGCGCAAGGGCTCGTGCTTCCTCAGCAACCGCGCGGACGGCCGCGAAAGACCTTCAAGACAGTAAAATAAATGTTTGACAAATACACTGACACCGGCTATATTAGACGCACGGTGGACGGAGGGATGGCCGAGTGGACGAAGGCAACCGGCTCACAACCGGTACTCGGTGCTAGAACCACCGAGCGCGGGTTCGAATCCCGCTCCCTCCGCCCACCGGACCGAAGGACACTGGCTCACAACCAGGGTCAGTATAACACCGTTTCGGTTTGCGCCGGCCCCGGGTGCTTTAATTGAATCGGGGGTGACTTTGAATGAAATATCTCGTGTCAGGTCCCCTTGTAGGCTTTGTAGAGAAGAACGATCGCATTGACGACGAGCGCGAGCCAGGTGAAGAAGCGCACCCACCAATCCTTCCGGGCATTCGAGGCGTAGCGGCGTAACGACTGCTCGCCTTCCTGCAGCTTCAGTAAGCCCTCCTGCATGTTGCCGAGCATCTCTTGCCAGCCGGACTGCAGCTTCAGAAATAATTCGAACTGTTTCGCCGTATTCGACTCGATGTTGACCACCTGCTGGCCGAGACCGGCAATCGTCTCCTTGATATTCTGGATATCCTGGACGGCTTCGGAGAGCGCAGGGGCAATCACGGGCGAGCCGCGACGCAGGGCGTCCAATTCCTGTACCTGATCGAGGTAGCGTTTCTCCTTTTCCTCGGCCGCGTGCTGCATGGCCGTCGCGGCGTGCCGCTTCTCCACCGCTTTGCGGATGGCCGCGAGAAGTCCCGCCCGCACGTCGTCTTTCGAGAGATAGTTATCGGCGCCGTTCATCATCGCATCGACGGCAATCTTGCTATCCGGAAAGCCGGTCAGCAAGATAAAGGCGCCTATGTATCCCTGCTGGCGCAGGTGTTCGACGCATTCCGAGCCCCGCGTCCGCACAAGCTTTTCGTCCATCACGATGCAATCGATTTGCGCGGTGTCCGCCACGCGCAAGGCATCTTCGCAGGTCTCGGCGTCGATGACGGTCAGGTCGGAATCCTGCCGCGTGAGGATTTCCCGTACCAGGCGGGCGTCGGTGAGATCGTCGTCGACAAGGAGGATGGTCACGCAGAAGGAGGAGTCTGGAAGTCGGGATCGCCGACGTACGCGGTATTGATCGCGTTCCGGATTTTCAGCATGACCTTTTTCAGTCGATCTCGATTCGCGGGATTTTTGATCGACGCAAGAATGGCGGCCGTGCCCATCGTGATCCAGAAATCAAAGTCCATTCGAAACTCCTTTCTGTTCATTCGGCTTGATGGTTTTGTCGGCGCCGTTGGGCTTGGCCGATCCGACTTTCTTGCGAACGAACGCCTTGAGATCCCAGTTGAGATCGAAATCGTTCGGCTGGAGGCCGCAGAGCTGAGCGCATTGTTCGCCATAAACCAGCATCCGTCGGAAGGCATCGTCGGCCGCCCGCTTGGCGTTTTCGAAGACGCCCATCATCGTTTCCATGACGGCGATCTGGTCGGGCTTCAGCGGCACGGCCCCGCGGTCGATCGCTGCGGCGTTCGAATCGAGAGCCGTTTGCGGAGGCATCGCGGCCGACGCCACGCTGTTAGTCTTGGGCCGTGTCTTCATGAATTGACCACCATGGCATCGACCACCACATTCACGACGTATTCGATATCCGAATCCGGAGCGCAGATGCCGCTCGCGATGGATGCCGCGCTTTGCTTGGTTTGAATGGTGCCGTTTTGAACAAAACGCCACATCAGCTTTCCGGCAGTGTCAACGGGATCGCGCAGGCAGTCGTTAGCCCAGACCAGGCGCGCGGCATGATTCGCCGTATTCGACGGTTCGATCAGAATCGAATCCGCTTTTTTCGTGCACGCCGCGGCCACGCGCTTCTTCAACATTTCGTCGTATCGCAAATCATAGGTCTCGAGAAAGGACGACATGATTGTTCTCCTAGAGAATTATTTCCAGACGGGAATCCAGATCGTGGCTCCGGTTGAATCCTTTGCTTCGAGCCAGGCATTTTGTGCCGCGGTGGCCGGGCCCGAACCGCCGATAGTGCCTAAAGTCGGCGCTGCGCCGCCGCCGAGAGCGACGAGCGCTTTGTCGAAACGCACATGCTGGGAGGATAGCAAGCTCATCGCGAGGGTTTGCGTTCCATTCGCCGCGTTCGTATAGAACTCAATACGCGATGGAGGCCGCTGGCCTGTTGTGAAGGTGCCATCGACCACGAAAACCATGGCCGCAGTCGATAGATAGCCGGAAGAGTATGCTTGTCCGAGAATCGATAAAATCGTCTGACCATTTGTGGAGTCGGTTCGCGATGCCTGTGATCCATTCGCCTGACGGAATGTGAATTGTGTGCCCGAGCCACCGATAGAATCGAATGTCGGTGAGAGTGTCGTCGTACTCCCAAGATAGAGCAATCCCGTCGCATTCGTCGCCAACCCCACCGCCAGACGTGTTCCGAAGTATCCGTTAGCCCACCGTGCGATTCCGTTCCCGAGGTCTTTCAGATTGTCAGACTGCGGCAAGATTGCCGTCGATTGAATGCGATAGGTGTTAGTGCCCGCTGGACAGAAATCGATAACTCCAGTACCGGTAGCGCCGATAAGGAAACTTGGATTCGCTCCAGTCCCGCCGCCCTCAGCCTGAATGCCGGGATTCCCTCCTGAGTAATTGCCATACATCGAAATTCGGCGGTAGTTCGAGGCATCCGTATAGGACTGATAGAGATTGAATTGCTGAGCGGATGCCCCATTCTTAAAAGCTATGGCGTTAGCCCCATCCCGGACCATTATTGTGTCATCCGACCCGAGCGTGGGATCCGCATTGGAGTTCCAGGCGATGTAGCCGCCGGAACCGAGCGCGATATTGGTGCCGACCAGAATTCGCGTCGTCCCGGCCGGACTAACACCTATGACTCCAGATCCGGCGTTATAAAGACCTTTCGTCGTCGCATTACTAAACGAGATCGATGGCGCCGCTGCGGAACCGTCCGCAAAATAAGATGGCCCTGCGACCGTTAGTCCCGTCAAATATTGTCCGCCGCGGATGATTCTCATGACGTCAACTTCAATTCGGAATAGATGACTTGCAACTTGCCGTTGGTGGAAGTTTCACGGATCGCACGGAAGCTGGCAATGTCTTCATTGGAATCGAGCTCGAGTTCATCGCCGGGGTTGAGAAGAATACCAGTGGTCCCGGCGACTGGCGCGCCGCCTCCGCACAGATAACGGACCGGCGCAGTTTCCACAACAATCACAGCATACCGCCGGGTACCGTAAGTGCCGCTCGTCAGGGCGACGCCGCCGGCCGTATTATCGACCGTCTTGACTTCAGACGCCCCGGCGACGAAATTACGTCGATGGAAAGCGCCGACCGTTAACGTTGGCATGATCCCCCCTAACCCTTTTATGCGGATCCGGCGATCCAGTTTGCCCAGACTTGCCGGTCGCCGCCCGTATCTCCGAAATCCAGAATTGCTCCGACCATGCCGGTCGTAATCGACATATCGGTGACTGGACCGATGACGAGCACGTTGTTCAGATATACGGAAAGATGTCCGTTGTTCCAGGTGATGCGGATCGCATCAAATTGATCGAGAGTCACCGTGAAACTACCTAGTACTTCGGTTCCAGCACCGGTAGACGGATCGAAATCGACGTATTTTCGGAGTTCCAGCGCCTTGCTGAAACCATTAATGCTATAGACCACCGCATAGCCGTTCCACTTTCCACCGGACACGGTAATCAGAACCATCGGGCCACTACGCACCAATCCGCCACCGTAGCCGAAGAATGTCATCTGCGCGAATTGTGCCGGCTGCGGCGTTTGACTGGGCACGGCGACGGAATCGTAGAGGAGTCCTCGCGAGGGTGCGACACTGCTCGGAGTGGCGCCGAGAATCAAGGAACCACTGCTGATAAAAATAACATCCGGCTGGGCCGGAAAATTGGCGGCTGGATATTGCGTTTCGACCCAATTGCCGCCGAGGGTATTGGAACCCGGCCGCTCAAAGTCATCGGATGCGGCTTCGAATTCCAGCAGCAGCCCGAAGGAGGTCCAAAGTAATTGAAAATCGACGTATCCCTGATCGAAGACGATCGTTCGGCTGATGACCTCGAACAATTCATTCGTGACGCCGCGCGCGTTCGTGAAGCGGTTAGGCACCATGGCCGACGTCAGTCCAATCACTTCACCAGGTTCAATCAGATTTTTCTGAAGGAATGTCCGCACGGTAATCACAGGCGCGGTCGGGGCGTAGCGTTGCAAGATTAAAGCGATCCGATCGAGGATGAAAACGGCGGTGCCGGAGAGATCCGAACGTAGGCCTTTCGAATATAAGACGAGCGGCTGATCCTTGAATGTGCTGACGGAGGCGTGCTCGGAATCTTCAAAGTGAGAATCGAACTCGCCCGTGATCGGGTTGTAATCGTAATAGTAAGTGACGTGGTTGATGATCTTCGGAAAGTTTCCGTCCCAGCCGAGCACGGGCTTCCCGCTGCTATCTGCCACAATCGCATCATCCGTGATGGTTTCGACGATGTCCGCCGGATCGGGTTCGGCAAACTCGCGAATCGATAAGAGGCCCGTGCCGGTGATGATGGGATAGCAGGCGATGATCTGATACAGCTCGTCCTCGAGGAATTGTTTGGCGTTGATGCGGGAGGTGATCCGGAATTCCATTTGATAGGCGCCCATCGAGGCTTTCACCGCGTCGAAGGTCGCGCTATCGATCAGCGCGGGATCGATGCCCACACCCGTCTTATCCGTATTCGTCAGGATGCCCTGAATCAGATCACAAGGATGGGCCGGGCCAATTCTTAAAAGTTCCTTCGCCGACGCGCCGATGGTATGCGATGTCGGTGTCGAGCCCAGAGCGCCCCGTGTGAGGCCGGTGAAGGTCGTCGACGTTTTGCCGGAGTAGGCGATGATTTCGGCATCGATCAGGACATAACCCGCGCTCTTGAAGAATTGCGTGTCGGCGACGGTGATGGTTGAACCGATAGATGCCACGGCCGCCTGGTAATAGGACCAATTGCCGGCGCCATAGGCCGAGTCCAGTGCCGTACCGAACGCGGCCGCATCGAGATTGTTGGTGACGATGAATTTGCCCTGAGGCAATTGCAGGTAATGCGTGTAGGTATCGGTCGGGCTCTCGGTCAATAACGCCGTGAGTTTGGATGCGGCGCATTCGAACACCTGTTTATTCGCGAGCGTCTGGGGATCGCGCACCGTGACTTCGTAACCCGTCAGATCCGAGGTCATTTTGTATCCGGAAACAATGCCAGTGAAGAAGGTCGCAAACTCTTCTTCGGGAATGTTCGCGAAACCAGCCCTGAACGTTGCGAGTCGTCCACCGATCCCGAAGCCGATCAATTCCGTAATTCCGCCGTTGACATCCGTCATGAGAACGACAATCGAGCCGATCGTGGAGCGGCCCCGGTCTGGCTCAATCTGCGCGGCGATGCCCTGAGGCAATTGCATATAGGGCAATGTCAAAGCGAAGGCGTCACTACCAAAGAGATCCCGCAGGAAGACTTCGAGACCGGCGTCAAGGTCGTAGGTTTTATCCAGATCGAGCGCGAAATCGAGATCGGCGTCGTCGGATAAATCCGAGACCGTCCCGGTCGTCCGATGCGTGCCGTAGACTTGGTCGATCCCTGCAAAGTTCAGCAGGTACGCGGGCGTCCGTTCAAGTTTGTTGTGCTCGACCTGATAGGCGGTCGAAACGGCCGTCGTCATAAGCTGTTGACGTCCTCGGCAAACGTCAACTCGAGGTCATACCAGGCGGGTGGATGCTCGACGATCGGATTCTGATTCGACACGAGCCGCGCCGGCCAGAACTGCTCCGATCGGAAGCGATCGCCCGTGGCAAAGTCGAAATTGAGCGTTTCCACCAACGTTACCCGGGTCGATGAATCCACGCTTAAGATTTTGACGAGCTCCACATGCGTCAAACTCCGGAGCACGTACAACGCGCCGGCATCCACGCCCGCCGTGCTCATCATGTCGACCGTCGCGCTGCCCGCTGTCGCCGTCGTTATGATCGTGTTGACGGTTTCGGCGGCATCGCGCGCCAGACTCCAGGCATTGCCGCAGCGCGCCCATTCGAACCACTGCTGCAACTGACGTTTGAGCGTCGCGTCTGCGGCATTCGAGTTACGGAAGTTGCGCCACGCGATGGCAATCAGCACATCCGATGCGACATTCAACGTTTCGACCAGTCGTGATGCGGAGCGATTGACGAGCGCCGCGCCGGGGTAGTCCGGCTTTAGCCGGTAGGGAATCTGCGTGATGTCGATCGTCTTGCCGTTGTAGCTAATCCGCGCCGTCATGCTCGCTCTCCATGCCGAGGTCGCCAATCGAGACGACTTCCAAGATCGCCTCCGGTTGTCGTCGACCAGCTTTCATCGATCACACCGTCGGCGACCGCATCCCTCAAGACCGGCCGGTATGGCAGACACCAACAGACGACCCTGTGCTAGCATCGCCTGTTATTGACCGAACGGGGAGGTTCCGACTCCCCGCCGGCCCACCCATTCATCGCAGGAGGATGAATCGATGTCTCGTGTTGAAAAAACCCTATCGATCGTCATTGTGAGCTTGCTGGCCCTGCTGGCCATTGTTTATCTCGGCTGGAATACGATTCCGGCCTCCTCTCCCGATACCGTCCAGGCCGTGACGGCGCCACCGGCCACGCCCAAGCCTACGATTGATCATTCGCCGAAGCTCCAGAGCGACCGCAAGGCCCTCATCGAGAAGATGATCCAATTGGATGTCTTCACCAAAGTCGTACAGAACGGCAACGCCATGCCCCGCGCCTGGGTTGGCCGGACGTTCCCGGAGATGCCATTCGATGAGAAGGTCAAGGCCCTGACGCTCGTTTATGCCTATTACTTCGACGGCTCGAATCGGACCGCCTCGGTGGCGATCATCGATGGACGTACCGGCAAAGAAATCGGCCGTTTTGATCAAGCCGGACTCCGACTGGATTGAAAGCCTCACGCCGCACGCCGCGAGCAGTGTCGGTTGCTCGGCCAACAGTTCGATGGGAAGCCGGCGCATGCCAACTCCAGTGCCCGTCATTTCGTCCCGATCAACTGAATTCCTTCATCGCGGGTGAGTTCGTAGAAACTCGGCGCTAGCACGCGCGCGAGCGGCTTGCCGTCGACATTCAGCGTGATCGTCACCGGCCCCGTCGTTTCGCCACCTCCGGTGAACCCTGCCGGAATCCATTCCCGAATGCCCATGATCGCGTTCCAGATCGCATCAAGCTGGTTGACGATCGTTCCGGCTTCCTCGGCCATGAACTTCGTGTAACCGACGACCGGCCACATTTGCTGATCGATCAAGTCTTTCAGCTCGATGTACGTGAATCGGGTGTTTGCTTCGACAGCGTTCATGGTGCCTTCGAGTCGAAAGGTGCCGATCGCGCCGGCAATCGATCCGATAGCCCCCGCGATGTTTGCGAGACTGCTCAACGTACCGAGTAATCCGCCCGCGCTGCCGGCGGCGCTGGCACCGCCTCCCGCCGCACTGCCGGCACCGCCGGCACCGCCCGCCACCGAACCGGCGCCACCCGCTGCCGTACCGGCCGCCCCGGTTCCGGTACCCAGAAGGTCACTGAGCATTTTGCCCAACTTTTTGCCGAGGCCGTCGACGAACGCTTTAATGCCGGCGCTCTCCAAGAGCCCTTTGAAGAAATCGTCGAAAGCCTTCGCAATGGGCCCGAGCAAGGCGCCTGAGATGTCTTGAAACATTGTTCGCCCGAGGGAGAGCGCGCCGCCCTCGAGTAGTGCGCCGAGATCCGTGAACACGTTTTTCCCTTTCGTGAACATGTCATCGAAAATATGGCCGGCAGAATCCTTGACGGAATTGACCGCATCCTGCAGGGACTGTTTTTGATCCGCGGCAGCCTTGGCGATGGCCGCGGTTTGCGCATCAATGTTTTTCTGCGTCTGTGGATCGACGGTCAGGAGGAACTTGATATTGGCGGCCTGCGCTGTCGTGTTGAGATGCCCGGCCAGATCGATCTGCGCGTTCTGCAAGTTGTTCGCATCGAGAACCGCATCCTGATACGCCTGGTGCATCTTCGGACTGTTTTCGGCGAAGACCTTCATTGCTTCCGTGTTTTTGTTGATCACCAGATACGCATCGGTCCAGACCTTCACGAAATCGTCGTAGCTTTTTTTCGCGGCCTTTGCCGCGTCGTCATTGGCGGTCAGGGTGATGGTGTGCTTCTGAACGGCCTCGGTATTCGCGTTGCGCGCCGCCTGTTCGGCCGCCAACTGCCCGGCCGTCTTCTCAAGAGTCATGATCTCAGCCAGGCCGGAAGTGACCGAATCATCGATCCCTCGGCGATAGGTTTCCAGCGCGAACTTCGATTCGGCGATCTTATCGGCGAGGCCTCCTGCGCCGACGGCTCGAGCAACGGCGCCCGCGGCCCCGAGCAGCTTTTCGAGTCCAGTGAGGACGGTCGCAAACGCTGCCATTAACCCGACGGCGATCTCTTTACGGAAATAGATGACGCCGGCCGCGAGCCCAGCAATAGCGACCGTCGTCAGTCCGATGGGACCGGTCAGCAGCACCCAGGCCGCCTGCAGTTTGGGCAGGATGGTCAGGACACCGCTCAGTCCGAGCAGCAACCCGCCGCCGCCGGTGAGAACCGCAGCCGCGGCCGCGATCGCCTTCGTCAGTCCCGGATGGACCGCCACCCAAGCGCCGACTTCGGCAACGACGTCGGTGGTCTTCGTGATCAGTTCCGTGAGTGGAGGGATCAGTGCCGTACCGAGCGCGCCGGCGACGCCTTTTGTCGCGCTCTCGAGTTCCTGGAGTCGATCGTTGAAGGTATCAGCCGCTGCTGCCGCATCGGCACTGACCACGCGTCCCGTCCGTTCCGCCGCGTCCCCCATAGCGGTGATGCCGGCACTGCCCTCATTGAGCATCGGAATCAGTTCCGTGCCGCTCTTGCCGAGGAGGGACAACGCCACTGCCGTCTTGCCGGCGCCATCCTCGGCGTTATGGAAACTGTCGGCGAGTTTCGGAAGGATCTGATTCACGTCGCCATGCGCGGCCGCCAGATCTTTCGCCGAGATTCCGGCTGCCGCAAAGGCGGCGATCTGTTGCTGGCCGCCAGCCGTGGCGAGCTCCATGTTCTTCGCGAGAAATTTCAGCCCGGTAGCCACACCGTCCAGCGTGGACCCGGATTGTTCGGCCGCGAATCCCCACTTCGACAGGTTCTCCGTCGAGACGCCGGTGATCTTCGAGAGGTCGTTGATGTGGTCGCCGTAGTCCGCTGTGGCTTTCGTGGCCGCCCCCAGCGCCGTCAGGATCGTGCCACCGACGGCGGCGAACGCCGCGCCGACATCGGCCGCCGTTTCCTTGATCGGCTTCAGCGCCTTCTCAAGCTCCTTGCCTTCGCGCTGGATCTGTTTCAGATCCGCCGACCATTCGGACGCCGAGGCCCGAATCTGGACCATCAAATTCGCGAGTTCGCTAAAACCGTCCGCCATTTATTTCACCACCCGATCGATGGCGTCGCGAAGCGCCGAGCGGATCGCGTCCCGGATGCGATCCCGATTGCGCACGACCGCAGGCGCCATGAATGGGTGCGCCTTTTGATATTTGGTGCCGCGTTCTTGAAAACCCGCGTAAAACTGTTTACGGCCGGGTCCGACGGCGACCGTGGCTTGGTGGATATCGCTCTCGCCGTTCTTCACCTGCATGCGGATACCTTCGGCCAATTTGCCGGTATTCCGCGGTGCGTTCGATTTCGCATCGTCAAGGACGATCTGCCCTCCGGCTTTCGCCGCTTCGATCAGGACCTTACGCTGCATGGTGTATTCGAGTTCTTGGAGTTTCTTCTGCAGGGCATCCATCCCTTCGATAATTTCCGCCATCAGTCGAGACCGCCTCGGGCTCTCACGATCGCGTTCTGTGCAGCCTGGATGGTTAGCATGAGCTGAAGCTGCTGCTCGGGTGTTTGTGGAGGTTCATCGGATCGAAACTTCAACAAAAACTCTTCAATCGATAACTGTTTCGCTCCTGGCGGTTGGAACATATTCGCGGTAGTGGATGCGACTATCGCGGCTTGAAAATCACCACGCCGATCGCCGAAGGGTTCAACACGTTCAAGCGCCATCCATTCAAAAAACTCAGAAACCGAGATCCTGCGCATCAGCTCAGCGCGGGTCATGTGCAAATGCCCGGCTAGGCGGAAACTGAATCTGCGGACGGCGTCGGCTTGTAGTTTTTTATTGCCGCCTCGATCGCATCCGGACTGGCGCCATGGAGGCGGGCGACTTCCGTAACAATGAAGCGCATGACGCCGAGGCTTAGTTTCTTAAGACGCTCCACATCTTCGGGTGTCGTGTACTGCAACTGTCCGTTCTCGTCAACAATCATCAGGGCCAGTTGCTCGGGCAAATTCTTCGGTAGATTATCGAACTCATCCAAGCCGAGTTCTCTGACGTGGACCGTGTAGACCGTGCCGGGTATGTCCAACTTGAATACCCGACACACTTTCGAGAGGTCGGTGTCGCGGCTCAATACGTGCCGCTCAGTACTACTCATGCGTTTGCTCCTAGACTGGACCGGTAATAGCGCCGCTCACTTTAAGTGTGAATGACGCGTGAAAAATTTCATTCGAAACCGCCGGACCGATCCGCCAATTCCGCGCCACGCCAGCGAAAGAAAAAGTGAGACTCCCACCCCCGGGCGGTAATTGATATTTGAAATTCTTCGTTAACGCTCCCATTGCGGCCGTCATCAAGGCCACATGGGTCGGATCGGTCGGCTTGTAATTCACCACAATGCTGAGTTCAATTCCATCCGGCAGGCCGGCGATGTATTCCTTCGCCGTAGATAACAAATGCGTCGCTTCGAGCAAGTCGTTGTCCTGGCCGAGCTCGCCGATGGAGACGACTTCATAGGTAGTTGGAAAGTTTTCGGGAGAGGCCCCGTCTCCCATTTTCAGTTGGGCTAACGCGCCCTTGAATGCAGTGGTCATGAACTCCTCCTAAATTGGGTGACGACATCCTTTGGAATCAAAGCAGCTGGTCGATACCTCCATCGAGGTCCAACAGCGTGTCGATATCGCTGCCGTCGTCGATGTCGATCAAGGGAGTAGGTTCGGTTTCGCGCGGTGCGAGAACCGGCAATCCTTCGATGTATTCGCGATGCGTGGATTGGAGATGGGTCGCCTCGAGCATCATCGAAAAATCGCAATCGATCGTCAGCATCGTGCGCCGGCGGTCATGTACGGCACTGGCGATATGCCAGATCACCCCGTCCCAGAGGATCCGGTGGGATTCGGCATTGATCTCGGAACCATCCCCGGTTTTCCGGTAACGGATGATGAACCGTGCCGCGGTCTCGCTGAGGCGGTCGGCGCGGCTCTTGTCCTCGAAATCCAACGTCCATGTCTCCAGACCTCCAGGACTGATCACGCGACGTTCAAAAACGATCAGGTCTTGGAGTTCGCCGGCTCTCATCGAGGCTCTCGCTCAATACACACGCGCTTGTCCGATCGCGGCATCGATGAAGTCTTCGAGGCCGACGGGCAATAGCGTGACGCCGCCGTCGATCACCGCCTCCCGGTGCTCATAGAGATGAGCGATCAGCATCCGCATCGATTGCATCAAGAGCGCGGGAATCGAGACGGGACTACCGGTGTAGCCCGCCCTCACGCGCACCACGAGGGATTCCGACTGCGCGCGCACGGTCGGCCAGGAGGCGTTTGGCGCCAGCAGGATTCGGGCCGGCGCCGACGTGGTCGACAGTTGATATGCGGCGGCATCCCAGGTCTGCATCACGCCATCGCTATCGGCGTACTGGATGAAGTCGACCGATTGAACCGGGTTTTTCCAGATCGTGATCTGGCCTTCGCCGGGAATGCCATCCAGCACCATCTCCCAGGTCTGCGGCGCGAGAATCCGGTTCCGCGCCTCGATGTACTCCCGGGCCACCGGAATGAGCGATTGGATATAGACATCGTCCACCGTGTCCATGCGGTTCAATTGCTGCTTGACGGCCGTCAGGTCGAGGACTTCACTCGTCGGCGGCGTGATGAGCCGCCAACCGGTACGCGGTTTCAGGTTGTAGCCGTTATACATCGTCGAGCCAATCGCAAGGGACCGCCGTGGCGAAATTGAGATTCTTTGGGAAAGAGATCGCCGATCACCATGTGGCGGTAAAAATCTTCCGTGGGGTTGTTCGGGTCGTGCTGGTTATACCAGGCGAACTTCCGTTCACGGTCGGCGCGGTGCATGTAGCCGAAATGCAAGATCGGGACGTCGATCACGCGGTGGCCCTGCCGGTTTCCCGCCGGCACATTCCCGCAGTGGAAATGCGTACCGGTGCCATTCGCGATAAAGCGCGAGCCGTTCGGCCGGAAGACGCTTTCGCGATGGAAATCCCCATAGACGCCATCCACGCGGATCGTTTCGTGATCGTTCCAGAGATAGAGAATGCGGAGCGACAGACAGGTCGTTTCCAGCCGCTGCATTTCCGCGAGAAGCGCGGCTGGCGCGTCCAGGACTTCGTCGCCATCGATAAACACGATCCAATCCGGATGCCACGCGGAGGCCTGGTCGAGCAGCCAGTTCTTGTCGCGGGTCTCGTCCAATCCCTCGAAGGGCGACAGTAGGACGGTGACTCCCGGAATCGCGGCACAGATGGCCGCTGTTTCATCCTCGGAGTGATCATCCATCACGAGAATGGATTCGCAGACCGGCAAGAGGGAACGGACCGACCGCTCGATCCATCGTGCTTCGTTCCGTACACGCAGTAGTCCGAGATTCATCGCTTAGTAATCCACATAGGTCACGCCGCCGGAACTTCCGGTCACGTGACGGAGTCGTTCGAGTCGCGCGCGGATCCGCTCGCGCTCCGGCCGATAATCCGGGTTATCCTCGCGGTCTTTCCAGGCCCCATGCCAACGGAAGAGCATGTACGGCGAAGACCAGACATCCGCATCGATGGTCCGGATCGGCAGTCCCATGGCGTGCCGGGCGACGGGAAACGAGAGTTGGTCCCGCTCAGAGCCGGCCGCGTACAACTCCCACCATTGTTCATTGAGTGCGGCGACCTCCGGTGTGTGCCGCCGGACGATCAGGCCATTCGCCCATAGACCGGCGCCTTCCGGATATTGCTGCTCGCGATAGCGCGCGATTTCCGCCTCCACGAGTGCGCGCGTCCCGATGTTTTCCCGTAACAGGATCTCGGCCTCCTGATAGACACAGTTCCGACAGGGATGCTTGTGGGCCGCCCACGGTTCGCGGCTGACGAGATCGATGATCTTGTTCGGATCCTCGCGCAGTTGAAAATTCCCATCGTGATAAATCGAATACTCCGCATCCTCCGGAAGCAGGAGGTGCGGCAGGATCTTCGCCACGCGCGCGCTCCGGCACGGCGCGCCGACGGGATAAATCGGCCGGTATTCCCAGGGATAGACGCGCGGAAGATTCGGGACATTCGTGAAGCAGATATAGCGGACGTTAAAATCGATGGGACACGCAGGACTGCGGAGGTTGTCGAAACCATCCACGATGCAACTATAAACATAGATCACCAGCCGCTCCGGATCACCTGACAGACGCGCTCAACATCGTCCCTCTCCATGCCCATGTGCAACGGGATACAGAGATACTTTCCGTCGATCGCGTCCATGTTCGGAAACGCGCCGCGGAACGGCTCAAAGATCGTGTAACGATCGTTGCGGTAATGGACCGGATCGGATTCGATGCCTTCGCCGGCAAGCTTCTTCCGAAAATCCTGGCGCTGTTCGACGAGGACCGTTCCCAGCCAACACGCGCTCTCCGGATCCGTATCGAGCCAGCGGATCCCGTCCAGGCCTTCGAGACGGGCGCGGTAGAGATCCCGCAAGGTTCGCCGATGCTCGATCTGCGTGTTCAATGCCGCGAGTCCACTCAATCCCATCGTGGCGGCAATATCGGTCATCTGGTACTTGTAGCCGACGTCGACGATATCGTTTTCCCATATACCCTTCAGTTTCGCCTCGCGATCGATACCGAACCAGCGCAGGCGCTTCGCTTTCGCCTTCAGTCCTTCCGGCAACACGAGCATGCCACCATCGCCCGTCGTGACGTGTTTGACCGCCTGAAAACTGAAGCAGGCGAATCGCCCGCGCCGGCCGACGTGGGCACCCAGGGCCTGAGCGCAGTCTTCGATGACCGGAACCTCGGCGTCGAACGCCAGGTCGAAGATCTCACGCTGGACGGGCGCGCCGCCGTAGTGCACGACGACGATGGCTTTCGTTCGTGCCGTGATCAATTCGCGAAGGTGTTGCGGATCCAGATTCAATGAATCTGTCGCCACATCGCAGAATCGGATCGAGGCGCCACGATAGAGCAGCGGAATATTCGTCGCCGTACACGTGAAGAGCGGCGCAATCACCTCGTCTCCAGAGCCGATGCCCGCGAGCAGATAGGCGAGGTGGAGCGCATCCGTGCCGCTGCCGACGGCCACCGACGGACGTCCTGCGGCAATTTGCTGGGAGAATTGCTTCTCGAACTCTTGAACCTTCGGACCTTCGCCGATCCAGCGGGTTTGCAGCGTCTGACCGACGGCGTCGATGGTTCCCGGTGGGATGTGGGGCACCATCAGGGGAATGGTTTTGGAAATGGCTGTCGTCAACTCTGAACGCCTGGTATTTCCTGATGAGGTGTTAGGTTGAGCGCCTTCGCGCTTTCTACGGGATCGAGGTCGCTCTCCTCGGCGATAAACAGACTCACCGGTTGCAAGGGACCGCCGTACGTCACGATGGCGAGATAAATATCCGCGCCTTCGGCAATCCGTTGGCGTTGCTCGGGAGTGGGCGTCCAGCGGCTGAAGACCTGCCGGTCGGCGGCGTTCGCCCGGAGAACCCGCAAGGGACGGTACTGCGGCTGATCCTTCGCATAGACCACTTCGTAATCTTCGAGCCCGGGGATCACCGGACCATCGTGGATTTCTAAGAATTCGATCACGCAGCAGCCTCCTCCAATGGAAACGCTTTCAGTCCAGCCTCAAACGACCATGGCGCCCCATCGCGAAAATGCAGGAATCCCCGCTCCGCCTCGATCACCCACGGGCTGATCCGGTAGTAGCAGGACAGATACGCAATCCGATCGGCGATGCCGTGCTGCACCATGAAATCCCGCAACGGCACGCCCGTATTGTTCCAGGCGGAGAGCGCCGTCAATCCCGCCGGCGTGTCGATCTGTCCTTCCCGTGTCAGTTGAAGATCACCCAGGTCGATGCGTCCGTCGAGCCGATCGAGAAGCTCCCGCTTCCAGAATTCGAACGAGCCGCGCACATAACCGGCCGGCGCCTGCGGATAGCGGCCGTTGGCGAGCAGTAGCCAGTCGCCATCCAATTTCGAGAAGACTCCCGATCGTCGGAGGAACGTATCGTCATGGCAGTTCAGGATCACGTCGTAGTCACGGTAGTCGTGGCGCTCGAGCCATTGGTTGAAGAAGCCCCAATCGCCTACCGTGTTGGGCGCCTCTTCATACGTCCAGCCCTCGGCGGTGAGCATGGCCACCGTCGGATATTCGCTATACAGCTGCCGGTCGAGCTCGGCCAGCGGCCCCGTTGCCTTGAACAGGATCTCCGCTTTCTCCTCGCGCACGATCGATAATTCCGGACTGCGATGGGCGATGACAAACAGATCGGCGCCATCGGCCTGCCACGTGATCTTGCGGAAGAAGTCGAGCGGCCAGTGCCAACCGCCCACGACGACAGCGAGCTTCATCGATACGCCTCGATCCGGAAATCCCGCTCCGGACGGTGATGCTCTGCCGGTAAGACCTGGATCCGGGAGAACCCGACACTCCGCAACAGTTCCGAAAGACTCTCGGCCGTATACGCCCATTTGTTCATGTGGAGCGGATTCCGCGGTGATGGATCGCCGAAGAGCCATTCGATGCGGTAACGCGCCTTTGCAAAATCGGGCTGTTCGAGAACCAGTTTTCCTTCCGGATGGAGGACGTCATGCAACTCAAGGAGTAAGGCCTCGGCATCCCACGGATACAAACTCGTGATGCCGTGCACCCATTTGATCTCGTCCCAGTGGATCGCTTTCACCTCGGGCGGCAGAGGCGGCAGGATAGCCACGATGTCCGGTTCGAGTTTGGGATTTGCATCGAGAGTCAACCAACCTTCGCGACGTTGAGGGCCGGCTCCGAGGATGAGGCGGTTCATCGTTCGCGCCAGCCCTCGACTTTTTCGTAGCGCAACACAAAACCGAAGTATCCCAAGAGCCCGTAGACTCCGGCGAAGTGCCAGACAGCCACACTGATCAGAACCAGGCCTGTCAGATTCAGAATGATTTTCGCGATCAGCGGTTGCATCGCCGGCCTCTCATGATTCTCGACGGCAGAGATGTCGCGGGCTTCAGCGCGTACCATCGGTGGCCCCGCTTTCCGTGGAGAGGATGTGAAAGGGTCCACGGACAAATGCGCTGCAATATTCTGCGGCTTTCAATGCCGTGGTCAGCACGTATGCGATATCGTTCGAGCCGGCTTGAAGGAGCGCGAACATGGCGCCGCGCGCGATCTGCTGCCCGCAACCAATGGCGTGCCAACCGCCCTCTAGCTCTCCGACTTGATAATCGTCCTCGATCACAAACAGCCTTCCCCGGATCCCCACGATGAACTCGCCGCCGGATTCGCGGTCAAGCTCTTTTTTGGCAAAGCCGCCGTCTTTGAAGATTTTTCGAACTTCATCCACGAAAACCGTTCGCATGTATTTCGATAAATGTTCAGTCAGCGGCGGTGGCGTGAAGGCATAGCGCAGCAGATCACCCATCCGGAACGAGGAGGTATAGCCGATCACAAATTCCCCATGGCGAAACACTTTCGGTTCTTTCCGGATCTCGACGGCATAGGTTGTGACGTCTGCACCGAGACTATCGGCGGCCAGATATACCGCGCCGTCTTTCGCGATGCCGACAATACAGGTCATCGTTTCGGTGGCGGCGCCGGCGGCCGGACCTTCGGTTTAAGGGTTCCCGCCGGCATCGGATTGTGGATGACTCCCGACGTCTCTCCTCGTTGAGATACGAAAAGCAGTCCAAGGAGAAAGAGTGCCAACGTGAGAAGGATAAGGTCTGTGTCGCTGAGGCACGATGCCGCGCTCACGCAAGTTACCGAGTAACATCTATTCATTTTCCATCTCAATTCAGATCGCCCCACTTCGCCAGATACAGTTCCCGTGAAGCCGACGTGTCACCACTCGCGCGAGGATCACCGCGGAACGTGCTCTGCAGACTTCCATGATCGACAAAGCAGCCGTCATGGATGCCGACTTTCAATCCGGCATTCCGGACGCGTCGCGAATAATCGTTGTCGCAGTATCCATAAATCCGTCGGCCGTCCGCGGTGAGTCCACCGAATCGCTCATCCATCAATCCGATCGCGTCGATGGTGCACCGCGGAACGAGGACGCAGACGAAGGCGATCGAGCGCGCGGCTTCCCGTAATCCCACGTGGTGCGGTTGTGGATATTGCTCGGGATTACCGGCGACATTGGTGGTGGAAGAGATGATTCCGAATTGAGGATGGTCCGCGGCGGCCTGTTGCAGGCGCGAAAAACCGCCAGGCGTCTGAAGCACGGCGTCATCGTTCAGAATGACAATATCATCCGTGCCCGCGAGGACGAATCCCGCATTGCAATTGCGGCTGAAGATGAACGGTTTCTCGCCAAAAATAAATTCCACGCCCTCCGACCGCAACCGATCGAGCTCGGCAAAATATAGCGAGTCGTCATCGAGACCATCATCTACAACGATGATGCGCACATCGGGTTCGTGGGTCCGGACAGCTCGGGCGCACGGGATCAAGTTCGAGGCCAGCTTGCTCGGGATGATGACGGAGAGTCTTTTCACTTCACACACTCCAACACCGCTCGGATCTTCCAGACCGGCTCGCGCACATCCGGAACTTCACGCTGATCGAGCTCGAGAATTCGGAATCGCGCCGTGATCCCGTACGATCTGGCGAGACGTTGATGAGCGAACGAACCGTCTTCGAAATATTGAAAGGAATTCAAACACCACGGACTCTTGTGGGTCGGGTCCTGAAAGAACCCGGCGCCGCGCGCCGCATTCGGCGTTTCGATCGTCACTCGCGCTCCGGGCCTCATGACGCGATAAAGTTCGTTCATGAAGTGGATTCGATCTTCGATGTGCTCGATGATGTCGAAGGCGAGGACTTCCTCAACAGAAGAGTTCGGCCAGGGCCAGACTTGCGCAAGGTCCGTGATCACGTCCGCCGGCGGCACGCAATCGACGGACAGAAAGCCCGACACGCGCCGATCTGCTGCACCGAGATTCAGCCGCATATGCGCACTTCCGGCCTCGTCCCCTCCGGCAGCCGCTCCCATGGTGATTCATTCAGCCGGCGCGGACTCGTGTTGCCCGGATGGACCGTCGCCACCATCCGTTCGCCGGCATCCACGCTGATCAATTGATCCGCCTGATGGGCCGCGGAGACAAAGTCACCATCTTCAAAAATCTGCTTGGCTGGAAAGGGATGCGCCTGCCACCACTCCCGGCGAAAGCAGAGCGACGTTCCGATCGCATAATTCGGGCTGCCGGCATAGCGCCACGAGCGATTCCCATTCGTGAAGGCCATCGTGTGATAGCCGGTGACGGCTTTTCCGCTCTCGACGAGGCGGAAGACTTGATCTTCGAGTCGTTCCGGCGCCGACCAATCGTCGTCATCCCAGTGAGCGATGATCGCGCCGGCCGCGAGACCGATGCCGTGATTCCGCTTCTCGCCGATCGTCCGGCCTTCTTCGAGATGGACCAGGCGGATCCGTTCATCCGGCGGAACCAGGTCGCGGACGTCGTCGCCGTCGGCCAGAATCAGCAGTTCCCGCCGCGGGTACGTCTGTTGTTGAAAGCACCGGATCGCCTGGGGCAGCCATGCCCGGCGATTCTTCGTCAGACAGAGGCAGGTCACGAAAGGGTTGCCGTGCACTCACCTCGGGAGTCTCAAAGACGCGTGTCGGCGTTTCGAAGCGTTTGGGCTTGGTGTCGTAGAGCACCTTGGGTGGCATGGCCGGATGAGCCAGACCGCGTTCGATCAGCGATCGCGCGACGTCCGCCGAACAGTCGAATACCTCCCCGGCGACCACGCTGCCGTAGTCGCCGAGGAGCTGAGGGGCATCACAGACGAGTTTCATTTCGAGGACTAGAAGCTTCCGTAGATGAACGCGTCCGGGCGACGAACCGCGAGACCGATTCGCTCTTCCGCGAGGATCGTGACCAGGTTATTCACGAAGTCGTCTTCGTTCTCATAGGCGATCGCGACCATCGCCTGCAGGCGATCGATCAAATCCGCGGCCGTCCCAAAGGCGCCGACGAGAAATTTACCGGTCGTGATCGCGTCGCTCTCGACGGCCGGCAGTCCCCAAATCATCTTGATGGACGCGCCGCCACGCGGATCCCCGAGGACATAGGTGCCCTTATTGGCACCGCCGTCTTCGTCCTTGATCAGTTCGATGTTGTGCATGTCGGTCGGGCTGATGACAATCCCATCCGGGGCGAACGTCCCGAGCCCGATCAGCCGCGCCTGCAATTTCGCATGCCGTAACTTGTCCAGCGGCGTATCGCCGGCGACATTCAGGCCGGTGTTGTACGCGGTCGCCTGGTGGATCAATCCATCCAGATGCTGGCCCGTCCCATCGCCCGAGAGGATCTCCGCTTCTTCCTTGAGCAAGAGTCCGTAGAGTAGCTCCGAGTCAATGGCGTTGCGCAACCAGGGAACGTCGTCCACCGCCTGTCGCGACGCTTTGGTGAAGTGCGCAATCGTCTTCACCGTGCCGCTCTTCGATTCCCAGGTGTAAGTGGACTCGGCCTTGCGGCTCCCTTCATTCTGCGGCGACGCCATGTTCGTGCGACCGAGCTGCCGCACATAGTCGAAGGAGTTGCCGGTGGTCATCGTCCGGACGGTCATCAGGTCACGGATGCGCAGTTCCTGGCGCGGTAGGTCCGTCACGCCGGGAAGGCGCGTCGGCATCTGGACGCCCGTGGTTCCGGTGCCGAGACCGATCGTCGTGATGGCCTTGCGCCTGGCGAAGAGTTCCTGAACGGCGAAACGGAGCCGTCCTTCTTTGGTCCGCAGGGCGATCCAGTCGGCGGCTTTCGCGTTCTTGAATTCTTCCGATTCCGTGACGGTCTCGCCGAGACTCTTGACTTCCGGCAGGCCGTTGCCGAAGCGTTCGATATTGGTCTTCTGATCGATCGCGTCGGTCTGCTTCTGGAGATCGTCCATTTTCTTTTTGATCTCAGCGATGGACGCTTGTGTCGCATCGAGAGTCGTACCGAGCGTCTTGTTTTCTTCGGCGGCTTTGTCGAAATACGCCTTCAGATCCGTGTTGAGTTTTTCGAGTTCGTCTTTGATTTCCATTTAAATAACCTCCCGATTCGGTGAAGTTGGTTAGGTTGGAATGAGCGAACGGATGTCGCTCACGAGTTTCACTTCTGCCGAGTGAAGGTCTTCGGGCTCGGACTTGTCGGCGGCCCCGGTCGGGGTGCCTGATTTTTCTTCGGAACTGGACTCTTCCTCGTTGGTCGAGTCCAAAAGGGATTGCAGATCTTTCACGCAACGGCTGATCAGGTCGCGATTGGCTTGCGAAAGCACGCGGCCAGTTTTTTGCTCAAAACCGGGTCGGCTCATCCAGCCCATGCTGTCTTCGTCCATGAGATCTTGGAGAGCGGGGAGCATTTCCGTATACGCCGCCAGGAATTGCTGAATAGACTCAGCGGAAGGCGCGACCTTGTCGGTAATCTCCGAATCGTAACGGATACTCGCGAGAGCTGAACTGAGTGCGGAAATCATCTGGTACGGGGCGGCGTAGAGTTGAATAGTTTCCAGTTCAGCGGTGAAATCGTCCTTGCCCTCTTTCCGCCGGGCTTTGACGGATGCGATGAGGTCGCGGATGGATTTGACGCTGGTAACGACTGCCATTTCATTCATAGGAAACTCCGTCACGGTGACTTCCCAAAGTCGGATTTCTTTCAGATGACGCGCTCCGTCTTTGCTCTTACTGGGCGGGACCGCATCAATGGTTTCGTAGCCGATGGACATACCGAGAGGTTGACCGTGGTCTCGGTAGAATTTCAGATCGGAAAGCGCTTCCTTGCCGGACTGTTTATCCGTGTTGATTTTTCCGGTCGCCTTCAGTCCTTCCTTCACGCTCTCAACGGTGGCCACGCCGATCCGGACGCGATGGTTGTCCATCAAGCGAACCTTACTGCCACGCTCCGCGATGGTCTTATCGAATGCTCCGGGTTCCACGACATCGTTACCGCCGTCGATGTTGCCGTAGGTGCTCGCCAGACCAACGAAATCGCCGTCGTCCGACAATTCTTTCAATTCGAATGGGATATTCCGAAGTTGCTGATACATCAATCAGTCCTCCGTTTCGGTTGATCCAGTCGGACCAGTGACGTCTGCGCGGGCTGGACCTGTCCGCTCGGTGTCAACGTCCCCATGTTGAGTTGCACGTGATAATGGCTCCCGGCGCCGTCCGACAGCGGATTCCGGTCTTCCAGGTCGCGCACTTCGTCGATACTGAGGTAGCCGTTCTGTAACGCGGTGGCATACCCGGTCATCCGGCTCGCGAAGTCTCCACGCAGGAGCGCGTTCATGTTGATCCACAAAAAATAGCCGGCGGCTTTCTCTTCCGGCGTCAGCACGCAGCGCCAGAATTCCTGCTCCCAACGTTTGGCCCAGCGCGAGACCGTGATGGTTTTGAATTCGAGGAAGAGCTGCTCGATATTGGAAAACGTCGCGCGCGACAGATCGCCGACCAGATGCGGACTCACGCCCCACCAGCGCGTGATCTCCGAGACACTCCATTCTCGAGCTTCGAGCGCCTGCGACTCGACCATCGTCGCGCCGTCGGCTTTGAGTTCGGTCCCCTCTTCAAGAATCGGCGCACGCCAGGGCTCGGCGTAGGTCGCTTCCCAGTCCGTGCGGAACTTCTGGAAATCTTCCTCCGTCTTGAACTTCTTCTTCATCTCCAGGTGGTACGGAGGTCGTCCGCCATTGGCCCAGAATCGCGCCACGTTGCGTTCTTCCGCCATGGCGGTCCCGAGCGATTGCCGTCCCATCTGGATCACGTTGTAGCCGCGGAGGCCGTCGCGCGAGAGGCCGCGGAGATGGAAAATATCCTGAGGTTTCCCGGGCTGGACCGTATACGTTTTATCCCGGACGCCGCGTTCATTGAGGATCTGATAAATCAGCCGCTTCGCCGGTGTCTGCTTTTCTCGATCGACGATGACGCGCTCCGGCAAGAGCGGCTCGAGACCGATCGCGATCCCCGTTCCACTACGGCGGGTGATCTTCGCGAAACCATCGCCGTCCAGCAGGCAATGGCTCGTCAGCATTTCCTTGAACGTCTGGGCGGAGACTTCATCGTTCGGCGCATCGTGCATGGCCGAGTACATTGGATGCTCGGGCGCATCGGCCTTGGCGCCATTCGTCTTAATCATCAGCGACGCCGGCAGCACGCCCATCGTTTCACTGATGAGCCGGTTGCAGGCCCAGACGACGGAATGGTTGAGTGCGGTCTCACGCGTGACCGATTCACCCGACCACGCGGGCTGGCCGCCGGCGAGAATGGAATAGATCTGCGGGACGCCATTCCGCAAATACCACTCGGCGTCCACTCCGTTGACGAGCAGTCGAGCCGTTGGCGTGGCCGCCTTAAGATTCAAACCGATCGGTTCGCCCGAATCTCCGGGCCAGTGTTTCTGGAGCCACGATCGGATTTCCGGGAACATCGCCATCAGCCGACGCTGCGGACCCCGGAGTACGTCATCGTGTTCGTTTCCTCGATCATCGCCTGAGCCATCGCGCAGACGATGGCGCTCATGCCGTCACACCGGCTCGTCGACTTCTCGCGATCCGGTTTGGTGAATTTGATGTTGTCGTTGCCATCCGGCTTTTTTGCGGCGCAACCGGCCTGCCAGCGCAAGACCGGATGTCCGCCGTGATGGAGCTTGCCGTTGACGATCAACTCGAGCACTTTCTTGGTAGGCTCACTCAGCGTGGCGTAACCCTGCCGGACTTCCTTGCAGCTGAATCCGTCGTCAATCATCTGACTGGAAATCTGTCGGGAGTTCCACGGATCCCAACAGACGTCCTGCAGATCGAACATCTGCTTTGCCCAGTCCAAACGCGCCCGGACATCGCGGTAGTCGATCACTTCTCCAGGGGAGAGCTCGAGAAATCCCTGCTCGGCCCATTGCCGCAACGGCATCCCGAGTTTGATTTCGAGCTTCTTCAGATTCGCTTCGGGCAGCCAGAAAAACGGCAGCACATCGTAGCCGTCATCGTCTGAGGGGAAGAGGAGCACGAGTGCGGTCGTGTCGGTCGTCATCGATAAGTCGCCGCCGGCCCAGCAGCGGCGATTGAGGAAGCGCGCAAGAAATTCCGTGGGAAACGGCCGGACTTTCCGGTCGTGCTCTTTACCGTTGATGATGATCGGGCCCGGGTCTTTCAGGAGACCCACCGCTTTCCAATTCCCGGCGCTCGTGTCCCACTTCGGCATCTCGATCGCGCGGCCTTCTTTCTGATCCCAGAGGTTGAGGAAATAGCGCTTGAAGCTCGTGAGATCGCCTTCGGCGAGAGCGGAGACGTATTTCTGGTGAATCTTCTCACTATCGAGAAATCCGCCATTCTGTTTCAGACTCGGACAGGCTTTGATCCACGTCGATTCGAGCGCCGGATTATCTTCTGGATCGGCCGCGTAAATCCGTCCGTAGAATTTCGGATCGGACACGATGCCTTCCTGGATGCGCTTGGTCTTTTCGTGGAGACGCCAGGCGAGCGGCGATTCATTCTGTACGCCGGCGGTCGTAATGGCGACCGTCAAGGTTTGCTTGCGCGTGATCCCGCCGTTCGACAACACGTCCCAGTTGTCGAGTTGTTTGCGGGTTCGCCATCGGTGGACTTCATCCGACACGGTGACGGCCGGATTCACGCCATCGCCCAGATCCCCGTCGGCCGCGATCGCCGCGTAGAAGCTATCAGGGTCGCTGCGCTTGATGATCCGATTCGTGCTCCGCAAGATTCGGAACCGTTTCTTCAGAATCGTGCTCTGCGTGATCATCGCCACCGCGGGACGATAGACATTCAAGGCCTGGCGTGTGGCGGCGCCGGCGCCGTAGATCTGGCAACCCTTCATCGTCTCGAGAAACAACACGAGCAGGATGATCCCGGCCGCGAATTCGCTCTTGCCGCTCTTCTTGGGAATTTCGAGATACACCTGTTCGATCAGTCGCTGTCCGGCATCATCGATGTTGCCGAAGATTGCGGTCAGCGCTTCCTCCTGCCAGGGCGCCAAGAGGAAGGGCTTGCCGTAATATTCATCGGCGGTGTGCTTGAGGATTTTCTCAAAAAAATTACAGGCAATATCCGCATGCGTTTGTGAAAACAATCATTGCACCAGAGGACTACCCGGTGCTTTCACGCGTGGTTGGGATAAGAGCTTCATCAGATCCGCTTCTTCATCGCCCGGTGCCTCGTCAATCACCAGTCGGGTCCGGGTGGCCGGCCCGCCGATGCCGAATTCCGACGTGAACGCCTTCACGAGCAGCCAGGCGCCCCGACTGATCTCCACCGCCGGATGTTTGCGGATTTTCAAGATGTGGATTTTTCCGGCATCATCCACGAATTTGTCTTCGACGGTCAGGCCTTGTCGGTCCAAGAGCAAATCGGCCTTCACGGCGCGTTCGTAAGCGCGACAGGCACCTTCGAGAGCTTGAGCATCGGGCCGTCGATCGAGCCCCATCACCTCGAGTTCATCCGACCAGAATTTCCAGGCCGACCGGGCGCGGCCTTTAAGGTGACGTGGACAGGCGGGCAGACCGCTCGTCGCTTTCGGTTCGGCGGCGGCCCGTTGTGCGAGTTTCTGCTTCCCATGCTTTGACGGATCGCCCTCGGTCATCTGCCGAGCCGGCGGTTTCGGCTTACGGCCGCGCATTTTGACTCAATTTCCCGGATTTTCGCGGAAACGTGGCCGACGGTGGTTGGGCGTTCCGAGCTAGAGATTTCACCCACCCTCCCCTTGTGACACGCGCAATTGATTCCATTCGCTTCTGGTGACTTCGACGAATTGAACTCGACCGTGACGGAATTCCCGCGCGATTTCCCGGTTCCAGCTGTCGATAAAATGCTGGCCGTTCTTGTTCTGCTTATAGAGCCCCACGAATCCCAGTTGATCATCGGCTTCAAAGCAGTGGCGGGAGACATCCTGTCCATCCAGTAACACGCGCAGATAGATCCCGCGCTGGCGTAGCGCGACATGTCGCTCCACGTCGAGATAGCCATAGCCGAGTGTCCGACGTTTGAATCTAATGCACGCCGCAAGCCAGGCTGCGAAGAAAGTCCGGCGCGTCATCTCAATCGCTCGCGCCTGCGCTTCGCATCATGATGCGGATGGCACAGCGTCTGCAGATTGCGATCGTCCAGGGGATCCCCGCCCCGTCGGATCGGAATGATGTGATCGACCATGTCTCCGAGTCGGTCGATGCCGGCTTTTGCGCATTCCCGACAGAGCGGTTCATTCCGTCGATGGGCGGCGCGCAGGCGCTTCCATTCGGGCGAACCATAGAACCGGCGCTCGCCATCCGTCTTCGTGTCGGCGTAACCGGAGCGGGCGCCGACGGCAGAGGGTTTGTTCACTTACGGACGCTGTTGTTGACCTGTCTGTCCCTGCCTCGACTGCCCCGACTGCGGCGGCGCCTGGTTGACGCTGAAGCTCAACTGGAACGATCCGGTTCCATTGTTGGCGCTGTAATCGTGATGGCCACTGGCGCTGGCCTGGATGACGCCGCCTTCGGGAATCGTTTCGATCGCGGACTTCAACGCGTCGCGGCAGATTTCGAAATGTTGGGTATCGCCGCTGCCGCTCGCATTCGCGAGTTGCTCGAGCGCCTTCTCTTTAGTTCCGCTGGCCGTTATTGAAAAAGACATTGTGGCGGTCTCCTTTTGGGTTGATGTTGTCGATCAGGTCAGAAAATCAAGCCGCCTTCCACGAGCGCGCGTTGCATCATCTCCACAGCGGCACGCCGACGAGTAAGGCAATCAGATACAGGATCAGAACCACAATCACGATCACCCGCACGATCTGTTTCGGCGTCGCGGGAATCGGCAACTGATCGACCAGCCAGACCGCAAGCCCGCCGATGAGGGCGAGAACGAGAATCTGAAGCAGGAGACCGATCACGCCCGTGAACATCAGAGTCCTCCATCCGGATCGGTCCCGAGATGCGTCAGTCGATCCACGTCCTGCTGGAGGCGCGCCGCAATCAAACGCGCGGTACTCGCGGCGACGTCGCCCACTTCCGCGATCGCTTTCAATTCGTCGATCGACTGTTGAATCCGTTTCGCCACATTCGGGAGTTGGTTCAAGCGCTGTTGCCGATCCACATCCATCGCCTCCGCACGCGTCGTCACCTTTTTGGTCGACTTCCGTTCGGATTCGATACTGTTCATTTCAGCTTCCGCTCGAAAATATCCACCGCGCCATCTGGACGAGGCCGCAACACAAATTCCGATTTCCCCACATAGGGCGCGTAGTCGATCCGGACGTCATCGGCCGGCTTTTCGATCAGTTGGGGAATTGGCTTCGTCATCGGCGGCGTTGCCGGCGCATCGAGCTCCATCAGCCACGTATTGACGGTTGTGCCGTCGTGCACCGAGTAGACCGCGCGGGAACCATCACGGCTCAGCGCGGCCTTGGGTTGAGAGGTATACCCGCCGTCGCCGGCGATTTCACGGTACTGGCCACCCGTATCCGAGACGAGCATGAACGGAGGCTCGCCCGAGAGGGGAACCTTCCAGAGTTGCATCGGTAGTAACGGTTGACGTTTGGAGTACGTCGAGACCAGGCAGAATCTCTGAGTGCATGGAGAGATATGGAAGGCGTAGTCCCAGATGAATTCCAGCAGCGACGTCTTCTGGAAATACGTGCTCAGGTTCACCAGGACGAGAGCGTTCCGATCGATCGCCTTATCCGCCGCACTACACCAGAGAAGAACATCCCTCGTCCCGTAACGGGCGACCGTCGCGTGGCCGTTCGCCTGGGTCAGTTGACTGACCGTCGTGCCCTCACGGATAAACAGGCCGTCGGATTTGGAGATGATGGGATGGTTGGACGGCGAGATTTTGAGCCCGTCAATCGGCCCATCCAGGATCCAGGGTGGAGGATAGGAGCGGGACTGGAGATCGTAGACCAACACTTCCTGGACGTTGTTTTTTCGAGTGCCCAGGAGAACCAGATGCTGGCCATCTGCAGAGATGTCCGTTTCGCCGCGGGACGTCAACGTCACGTACTCCGGAAACTCCTGTAGTCGAGCGGAAGTCATACTCGCAACGTTGAACGTGCGAATTTGAGAGGGCGTCGAGTACCGAGAATCCGTCAGGTAATAGAGCAGATCGGGATCCGTCCGAGACCACCGCGGTTCCTGCGCAGCCGCGATCGGCAGATCTCTCTGAAAGACGCCGTCGCCATCGCAGAGAATGAAATGATCGACGGCCACGAGAATCAATTGCGAGTTGTCGCAATTGAACGGACAGACCGCCGAGTATTCATTCCCGGCCCAGTTGGGCGCCGCGGCGTTCGTGATCTGCCGTGGAATCGTCATGCGCGCCAGACCACGCGGCCGTCCTCGTCTAGTTCGATCACTTCGATACGTTCCATCTGCCTGGTCTGCATACAGGGTCCGTATAGATACGACGACAGTGACGGATGATCGAGTGGCTTAATGGATTGCGGCAGTAACTCTTCACGCCTCGCCATCCAGCAGACATCGTCAATCGTGACGGTGCGATGCCTTGGAGTTGTTCCGGCCTTCGCGTGCAACTGAGCGAGTTCCTGGCGGATCGCGCGGCTCTTGGCATTCACCTGCCGGTGTTTCAGACGATTCGGAGACAAGTTTGTGGTGTGGAAAACGCTTGTTGGTACCGAGTTTCAGCGATCTCTTCTAGGTTGTGGGGATGCGATTCATTGCATTTCCGTGTTTTCTTTACTCTATATCACGGTCAATGTTTCCTTGAATAGCACGGCTGTCAAGGGGTTTGCATGCCGGCGTTTCGAGCTGTGACAAGAAATTCGGTTGAAGATCAGTCTTAGACATATACGCCGCCGGCCGCGCCCATTTGCGATTCAGATCCCGCCAAGCCTTTGAGTAGACCTGGATCTCCTCGCCTTGATACAGCTGCGTGAACGGCATGAAGCCGAGTTCAAACACACGCTCGACTTTCTTTTCCGCAATTCCCAGGGATTCGTTTTCGAACCCGAGGAGCACGTAACACCGGAGCTTGCTCTTCGGAATCCCTTGAAGAATCCGGGCCGCGCGCTCGAGTCGCGGCAGGTCTGTCACACGATCGCATGCGAACCAAAGCTCGCCGATCCGGACCGCATCGAACTCCGCGCGATGCCAGTCTCGCAGGTAATCCTTGTCGAGTCCGCCGTTGAAAAAGACGCATCGCTTCTGTGCCCGTAGCATTTGGAAGACGGCCCGGACGTGTTTCTCGGAGCAGGCGAGGAGATTGTTGTCCTGCACAATCCACCCCGGCTTGATCGTCACTTCGCGCAGCGGGCCCTCCGACGACGAGACGCCGCAGTATGTGCAGGCCTTCGGGCAGCCGCGACTGGTGATGGTGCAGCCCTCTTTCATAAAACGGCCGGGCGTGAATTCATCGAGTGGCGATGGTACGCGCAGCGAATGGTAGGCGGGCCCGCCGACCTGGACGTCGTCGTAGTATTGGCCCCAATCGCGGGCAAGGGCCTCGGCGCGCTTTTTGTCCCAGCTGAAGGTGACACTGACACGTACCGGCGTCGCCCGTGAGCCCGGACGGAAAAGCGGCGGCGGGCCATAGAACGCGAGTTCATCCGCTGGCGACCAGTGCGTCCGGCGCGGAAAGATTCGAATCATCACACCACCCCGCATTCGCGATGAAACAACCGCTTTTGCCAGAACCGCATTTCCTGCCGCCAAAAACGGTAATACGCGGAACGGAACATGATGTTCTGGTCACGCTCCGAGAGTTTCTTTGCCGGCCGCCGATGCGCCGCGCGGAGCTCGGAGACCTGATCGAAATTACGACCCGAGGTCCCGGAACGACGGACGACCAGCAGACCCGCATACGCCGGCAACCAGTCCGGAATGCGCTCTTCCAACGTCTCGGGAATGGCGTAGAAAAATCGTGCGATGTGCTGGCGATCCTGATCCCACTTCGCTTTGTGTAGATCGGCATTCCAGTCTGCGAGACTGATCTTGATTTCCACCTCCGTCGCATAGCCGGTGCGCGACACGAATACCAGGTCCGCGATCCCGCCATCGATCGCAAACTGCGACATCATCCGCTGGCTGGACCAATCGAAATAGCGGGCGAGCGCGAAGAGCATGCGCCCTTGATGCCAGTAGTTCATGCTCATTCGATCGGCTCCCGAATATCGCAGGCGATCGGCTGGAGATATTTATCGACATCGATCCCGTGCTTATGACAACTACACCCACAGACATCTTCGTGAAGCCCGGTATCGATCATGGTTTTACAGGTCACACACATGGTTTGACTAAACCACCTCCCGAAGTTCCGGCGCCGCGGACTCGTCGTCGAACATGCTGGGCTGTCGGCCGCTGCGGTCCCACTTCACGGGATTGACTTTCACATTCACGCGGGGATTTGCCTTATCGATCCGTTTGATCACGTACTTCGCCACAATCTGCCGGTCGTTGCCGATCACTCCATAGCGCTGCATGCAATCGAGAGTCAACGCCTCGTCGACATCCTGCAGGTTGGTGGGATAGTAAATCTCGATATCCGCACGGACCGGCATCAACAGGCGCTGTTTCGCGTCTGCGGGAAGCTGTCCCTCAAACGCTTGCTCGAACGCTTTGGCTTTCTCATTCGGAATCGTCATCATGCCGAGAGGTTTTTTACAGTGCGGGCATTTCGATCCCTTCTCGATGGGTTGGCCATGCATGGTCTTCACGGGCAAAATAATCCGTGAATTTTTCAGACTGTAGGTTTGTCCGTGAATCGTGAATTCGATCGATTCGCGGGACTCGTCGCGGCAGCCCAGGCCGAAGGAGAGAGCGCTCATACCTCACCCGCTTGTTTGTTGCGCTTCCAGAACGCCTCGAGCTGGGCTATCCGCCGGCGTTCGGCTTCGGCGGGCGAGTCGTCCCCACGCGTGGTTGGCGGTCCCAGTTGATCGCTCTTGGAAAGGGTTTCGATATCCGCCGCGATTTTGTCGGCGCGCTCGCGCGCTTCCTGCTGCCACTGTTCCAGTTCGCCCGGCTCGAGTTGCTCCCACCCTGCTGGCTTCGCGCCGCGATCAAGGATGGCGCGCGACGGATCGATGGTCTGTGGGCGCCATTCGTACGCCCACTCTCGAATTTCCGCCGGCAACGGAAACGTCTTGCCGAATTCCGGCTTGAAGTATTGCAATGCCTTTTCGAAACCGTGAGCGAGTTGGGATTCAGTCAGATCCGACAAGGCGCGGATGTACAGGAGGGTCCGCGCTGCTGGAATCACTACTCCGAGTCCCATCGCGAGTTGACCCACGAAGGACTTGATCAACTCGGGCATCTTGCTCTTGTTGTTTACGGATGAGGGCTTCCCCTTTGCTTTCGAATCGGCCATTGCCATTTCTCCCGGCGTGTACCACTTGCTTGTTGAATTCATCGAGCGCGGAATTTTTGAACACGGCGTAGCGTTTGGGATTCGCCAGGTCCGACAGGCTGTATTGCGCGAGCGGCGAGGCGAAATAATTCACGACGGCGCGATCCCAGTCGGGTGGCGGTTCGCGCGCGGGTGTCCCGCAGGCTTTTCGAAGTTTGGCCAGCATGACGAAATTCGGCGGCTCGAACACATAGGGAATCCCGGTGTGCTCGAGGTGTTTTTCGGCGAAAACATCAGCGGCCTGGTCGCGAGGGCGCGGCGCCCGCTTTTCAGGCGCCGTATCTTCAGTAGAAGAGTTATGTATACGTCTTCTATCGGGAACGGGAACGGGATCGGGAACCAGGATACGGGAACCAGGAACCAGGGAACGGGAACCAGGAGGGCCAACTTCGGATACCCTATCGATACCCCTAGCAAAAAGATCGAGAACGGCAGCCGGCACGTACTTTTTAACAGCCGGATAAAAATCAAGGAACGCTTTACAGAGAAACGAGTTATGCAGGTCTTCGGCGATATGAAAGGCAGCGCTGCGGCAGTGTTTGTCCCCTTGTCCCTGGTAGGACATCATGTGTCGGACCCAAATGACGTCTTTTGCAGGGTCAAATTCACAGATTCCTAGCCCGGATAGGGTATGGCATAGGGTATCCAGAGTTGCGAGCGAAAGACCGGTTTCATGATGCATGACCGCCCGCGGGAGGATGTAAATCCCAGAGACGTGCGTGTGCGGATTGGTGATCAGATAGAGCAAGAGCAGTTTGCCGAGCGGCGGTAGTTGACGGACCTTTGGATCGGTCCAGAACGAAGACGTGATGGTCCGGTACATAACGCGCCGTCGATCTCAGTTCGCAGCGTTTACTACATCACCGGCAGCATCGACCGCCGGCGCCAAAAAAAACGGGCGACGGGAAAGGTCCACAAACCCCGTCGCCCAGGGACAAGGAGAGAAACACTCGCCCTGCTGAAAAACCTGACTTACAATGCCCGCGGCCCGAGTGACGCTCAACCTCGTCACTCAGGCCTCGCCGATACGAAATCCCGTTGGAGGCGGGACCCGCATGGCTTCTCAATTTCCCAAAGGTATAACCCAGCGCGGCAAGTGCTCGTTTCGCATCCACTACACGAACGCGCAAGGTAAGCAGCAATTCGAAACCATCACGGGTCCCACTCCCGAAGATGCCCTCACGGAGGCGATACGGATTAAGGCGATCCGTCAGGGCGCCATCGCCGAAGGGATTCCCACCACATCGAAACCGCACACGGTCACGTTCATGGAACTCTGCGCGGACGTGGTGAACGACTACGAGGCGCGCGAGCTCCCATCGAAGCCGGATATCGAAGGCCGATACCGATTGCACCTGATTCCGTTTTTCGGGCAAACCAAACGCGCCGCCCAGATCACGACTGCCGACTTTACGCGTTACGTCGTCCATCGCCGTCGCGAAGGCGCCGCTACGGAGACCATCAAGCGAGAACTCGAGGCCGCCCGCCGCGCCTTTCTGCTCGCCAGAAAAGCCACCCCAGCCAAAGTCCACGTCGTTCCGCATATCAACATGCTGGAGGAGGGCGTGCCGCGGCAGGGTTACTTTGAGCTGTCGAACCTCGAAGCCGTTTGCCGGCATCTGCCGCCGCACCTGGTGCCGACGGCGCGATTCGGCTACATCACCGGTTGGCGCCATCAGGAAGTGATGACGCGCACGCTCGCGCATGTGGACTTTGAAGCCGGCACGGTGCGACTCGATCCCGGTGAGACGAAAAACAAAAAAGGACGGACGTTTCCGATGACGAAGGAACTCCGCGCTCTTTTGAAAAGCATCTGGCCGAAAAAACCCTTTCCCGGAATGCGACTGTTCCGCACGCCAGACGGGGGCGGCATCACGCGCTTCGATAAAGCCTGGACGACGGCCTGCCGTAAAGCGGGATTGCCGGTACGCTGGGTTCCCAAACAGCAAGCCGTCCCGCTCTTGAATGAGGATGGATCCGTTCAGCGCGACGAGAAGGGAAAGACGCTCTTCAAGCGCGATGCGAAAGGGCAGCTCGTGCTGGTACCCGTTCTCTATAAGCGCGGGAAAAAGAAAGGCGAGCCAGTGCTCATCTGCAGGGCCGCGGTCTACTTCCACGACTTCCGCCGAACGGCCTACCGGAATCTGGTGCGATTGGGAACGCCGCCGGGCGTCGCTCGCGCGGCGGTCGGTTGGCTGGATGCGAAGACGGCGGAGCGTTACGACATCGTGTCTCAGTCCGATCTCGACGTGCTCCGCGAACGGCTGGACGCGAATTATGCCAAAACCGGCCGTTTTTATGCCAATTCCGGCGAGTCTAAGAGCTAAACCACTGATATCAAATAGCCCCGGAGGGAATCGAACCCCCGACCAACGGTTTAGGAAACCGCTAGTGCGTCGTGGTGAACTCTTTGTACCAGTTGGGTTTAACCTTAGTCTCGCTGGAATTGGCATTTTTTCGGGCATACCGCTTTTCATGGGTTTGCGTGGTCCCCGACGAGTCATTTATGCCAACTTTTATGCCAACTTTTTCCGGCGCATCCTGCATCTTCCAACTCGTGATCAATCGATCCACGTCCACTTGATCGATCCGATGTGAACGGCGCGCCTTCAATTCCAGCGGGCCGATCCGGCGGCGATCCTCACGCTCTACCCGGCCTGGCACGCGCACAACCGGAAGCTCGCCGGCATGAATCAAATCCAGAACCGCCTGATAGCCGATACCTAATTGCTCCGCAACTTCGCGCGCGCTCAACAGTCGCCTGCTCGGACTCGGCTTGGTATCGGCTGTCTTATTCATTTTCAGTTTTCAGTGAGACACAAATCTGGCGGGAAGTTGAAAGGCGGGCTTGGTAGGCCGAGAGGGACTCTAGTGAAGGGGCACTGAAGAAGTCAAGACAAGAAATTTTTCAGTTGAGATAACGGTCGTCCATGTCCGTTTTCACTGCAAATATTCGTCTCTTGTCTTTGTAAAGCGGGAGGAGCAGGAGGCCCGATTTCCAAGAAAACGGCGCGTGAAATCAAATCTTCGTCCGCGGATGGGAGTCTCGCCACTCCTTCAACGAGACGACACGCGCCGTCACCCCTGGTCCGTACCCGATTTCTTCTTTTCCTTTTTCATGAGATTACCTGTTTGCTCACGAGTTGGAACCGGCCGCGGCTTCGGGCCATAACGCGCGTATTTATCTTCGATTTCCGCCCGAAAATACTCGCCAAACTCATTACTGAGCGCGATGAGTACCTCCGCTTTACGGAGATACGGTGACCGTTCTCCTTGCATCTCCGCTGGTAGTTCAATCAATTGATCGATTGGTAATTTTTCCGCCTTGAAGACACTGCCGATCGTTTTGGCGGAAGCGATCTCTTTACCAGTCAGGATTTGATTGACCGTTCCGCGAGATAAATCGCAGAAGCGGGAATAGTCCTCTTGCGTAAGTGCCCGACCTTCACGTACAGCGCGTTCATATAGCCAAGCCAAAATGTTTTTGAAATCGGCCAAGATAACTCCCGTGCCAATTGGTCCAACTGCAAAAAGGCACAGGTAGCATACCGAAAAATTTTTCTTGCGCTAAATTTGCCACCTTGTTAGCTTTACTACACTGTTCGATAAACAACACTGTATGCGATTGGATCAGGTTTGGAACCTCATCTTCGCTCCCGAATAAAGACATTTTGATCGCGTTGGGATTTCTGACCTAGCTGATGATGAAACTCTGCGGCAGGATGCTCGGAAAGCGGCGCGTGAGGAAAGTGGGCATCACTTCTTTGGTTTGCCATTATGGTGATTGTTCCGCCACCATACTGGATTCTCTAGATCACGCGCCGCTGTTTTCGCACCGCTCGCGGCGGGGATCGTGCTTCGGACTGGCTTTCTATGAGGGGCTCAAGGCGGTCACGATTGCGCTTCCAGTTGAGAAACTCGACGTATTCCTTCAGTAACTCGACGACAATCTCGTTCCGCTTCAGCAAATCTTCCACGATGCTGACATGGGAATCTCGCTCGGCCCGCATCTCGGGAAGCTCAATGCAGTCCTGAAGATCATAGCCTTCCACTTTGAAAATATTACCTATCGTCTTCGCGGTCGGCACGTAGGCGCCGCTCAGCATCTGGTTGAATTCAGCTCGCGGGATTTGATGGCGCCTGGCGAATTTCTCTTGGGTCAAGCTCGGATCCTCCGCCTTCGCCCGCTCGAAGAGAAACCGCAAAACGTCTTTAAAAGCCATGGAAACGGATAGTGCCATAAATAAAGACACGCGGTGTAAAAATTTTTGTTGCGTCGTTTTTTGAACAATGTTAATTTTTAGACATGGTCATTAATGTGGTTCGGGCGGACAGCATCCAGTTCGATGTCGAGCGTGCCAAACGCTTGGCGGAAGAGCGCGACTGGGACATCAAAGAGTGGGCCCGGCGTGCGGACGTGAGCGTGCCGACGTTGCGCGAATGGCTGCGCGGCTCCGCGACCATCAAGATCCGGACGGTCGACGACATCCTTCGGCCGCTGGGTTTGACCGCGGCGGATCTGATCCGAAACGGCAAGAAAAACTGAAGCCTGACAAAAAGAGGGGGAGCTTGGAAAGCGGTGCTTGGTAGGCCCGCTCCGACGGCTCCTCATTTTCGAACAGTTTTCAAATTAGCCCGACGGTAAGGGGATTTCATGTCCGTTCCGATGCTCCCCATCGAACGCTTCTATCGGCACCAGGCCCTTTTGGAAGACGTTCAACGCCTGGATGAGCGGATCGCGGCGATCGCTGAAACGCTCTACCGGACCGAGGACGGCCCCGAACTGGATCACCTCAACATGGTCTCGCGATCGCTCGGCTTTGTACTGCGTTCCCTCCGCGAGGCCCAGAATGCCGCACGCGTCGAATGCGCGCCTGAACTTCTCGAAGCCCAGATGAAAGCCTCACTCGAATTGATCGGCGTATCGCCGGAGCGGATGCGCCGGGAGAAATCCGTATGAAGCGCGTGCGCCGGATCAGTCGTTACGGTTCGTCGTATCGACGGATCCGCGATCGTGAGGCTCTCGAAAGCGAAGCCACGATCCAGGCCGATTTCTACAAACCCGAAATCGACGAGATCGAAAACACCTACGACACCGAACCGGATTACGGCGGCGCCTCGGATGGCAATCACGTGACGTCGGATGCGGATCCAGGATTATGACGATGCCCAATAACAACCAAGAGTTGATTGACGGACTCCGCCAAGCTGCGGAGTTTCTCGAGTCCAGGCCGGACTTCCCGGTCATGGGTCAACAGACACTCCGACTCTGGATCTTCGACTCGAAATCGCTATTACAAGAAGCCGCGCGTCAACTCGGCAGCTTCACGAAAAAGTTCACCAATTACTACTTCGAGCTTCATAGGCCAATCAACAAGGCCATCGAAATCGAAGTGTGCACGGATCGTGAACTGGTCTGTAAAAAG